TAAGAGGTTGGGATGCAGCTAGACATTACTTTAGGATGTATCCTGGAGAGCTACCATACCCTGGGTTTGATATAACTACAAGAGAAGCTAGGAAAGCATTAGGATTACAGAAGAAAAGAAAATCTAAGCAATCTAAATCTGCTGAAAATAAAAGAAAAGCTGTGATAGAAGCATTAGCTAGGTTGTAAGGGAAGGCAGGAAAAACCTCCCCCTACTGTCGTTAACTAAATTCACTCTCATCTATTGATATACTAAATGATAGGGATATTATTAAGAATCCTACATTGAATGTTATAAAGTTCCCTAAGTATAATACATGAAACCATACTGGAAATAGTTTTATATATATACTTTCTTTATCACAATTAAACGCTGCTAGTTCACTCATCCACCTTCCCTTCTATTAATTTAGTAAAAACATCAAATGGTATTACTGCATATATACCACTTCTGTTTCTTTTAATTACCAATACTGGATCTCTACCATTAGAATTATCTTCAGCCTGAGCTAAAGATTTCCATAAAGGTAGTGCTTCTTGATTCTTACATTCAAAGCTAAATGGTATTAGCTTCCTTGCTGCTGGAGATAGTACAATGTCTTCACCAGACATACCCATCGTTTGGGATTTTATATCATCCTCATGTAGTTGTGGATATAGTTCCCTCAATATATCCCTCACAAAGTTCTGTAACCGTCTCCCTTTTGCTTTCCTGCTGCTTGTTTTCGTCATTTTTTATTCCAAACCCCATTTCTAGTTCTAGCTTCTTTAATGAACGTGCTATTGTTTCCATGCTGTTATCGCCAAGATGTGGTTTCTTTTTAGTGTCTAATGCATCTAGTCTTACGATCTCATTAACACACTTCATGTAATCATCCATGCATAATTCAGCACGATCCAATACTTTATATATTATCTCAAGTGTTTTGTTATTCAATTCCATTTAGTTCCTTCCATTGTTTAGTTCTTTTACTTCCAAACTCTCTCTTTGCACACTTCTCACATATTTCCATATCAGGTGTTCCCGTTAAGCTCTTGAGAGGGGGATGCCACATATAGACATTCCCCCTCACTAGGTACCTGTCACACATTTGACATTTAAAGTTTAGTCTTTTGCCGAGTGGTGTTATTACTTCCATCTTTAAGCTCCTTTAATTGTCGCCTGATCTCCTTTAACTCTTCAGTTACTCGCAGTCTAAACATATCATGCCCATCTCTCCAGTCTTGATCTGCTGCTATTCTATCAAATAAGCTCATATTACTTCATCACCCATAGATTGATATGTATATCCCAGGTCAGCTTTTACTTGAGCTTGACGCTTATGCCTTTTCTCCCATAAACTTCCACGTGTTTCTGGGTGAACCTCCTGAACCTTTCTCCTAGCTCTAGTTATAGCACTAGGATGTGTTAACTTCTTCTCGTTAAGTAATCTCATAAGTCTAAGCACATCTACATGATCGAATGAATCTAAATGGTTCATCTTTTCAGTTTTTAAACCATTAAATTCATCTTGCCATAGAGAATACATTAAATAGAAATCATTATCTCTAGTTACAGCCTTCTCTAAAAGTATCGCTTTAACTTTATCCTGCATCTTTATTCTCATCTCTCTCCCTTTCTATATATTTCTCTATTTTAGTTAATCGTTTATCAAATTCCTCAAGTAGCTTAACTTGCTCATCTTGGAATATATCTGTTATTTGATCTACTACCTTAACATCTTTCCCTATTGTGTCATCTATTATCTTTAGACCTTTTTGAAACAACTTATCTCTTAAGCCCATTATCCCTCCTTTAGCTTTTTAAATGTATCATCGCCTATAACCATAGCCCAGAGCAATAATAAATACACAATTGCATCTTTAACTCTTCCTGTAACATCTTCTCTTTGAGATTTATGTCCATCTATATAGGATGATATGCCATCTATATGTTTTAAGAGATAAACCATCAAGACTTTCTCTCTTTCTATTTTAAGACAATCTGCTACTCTTTCGAAGTTTGCAAATATATTATCTTCAGTTCTTGCATATTCTTTCTGACCTTCATCTCTAGTGTTTTTAACTTCTCCTATTATATGGTCAAAGAATACATCAAAGTGTAGTTTCTTCATGGTATATCCTCGTATTTTCTACTTTTAGGTTTATGTTAATATTCTCTCTTTCTCTATTAGCTTCGCATCTAATATTCAATTCCTCTATTAATCCTGTAGCTATACTCTTCTTAGGATTAACTGACAAAAGTTTATTGGTATTGTATGCTGTTCTAAATGATCCTTTAGATGATGCTATATTCATACCTTCATGGAATGCTTGTTTAGTTATCTCACTAACAGCAAATACTATTATGTTATACTTAACAGCAACTTCCATTATAGCTTGAGATGCTTCTTCTATTTTCATATTAGAGTCTCTCTGGTTGGATCTGAATAAGCCCATATGATCAATAACAACTATCTCTGGTTTTACTGGCAGCATAGATATTCTTTTCTCTAGCTCATGTGCATAAGGAGTAGAATAATCTACTGTTAACCATTTAAACCTATCATCCATGCCATTAAACATCTGTTGATAGTGATCTTTTAATTGCTCTTCATTCCATTTCATCTCTATCATTACAAACCTAGACCATATTTGTCGTGGAGACATCTCCATTTCAATAAAGTATGTAGGTTTCTTAAAGCCATTCATCCAGTTCTGTAATAACATAGTCTTCATACTCTTAGGTGGAGCTTGTATCATAACAACTTCACCTGGATATATAGGAAAGTCTTGGCCTGGATACATATCTCCTAAATTAATAGGCTTAGCATCTGATCTTAAGAATTCTATTAGATGTGTTTCCATATCTGAAGAGGTCATAAGTGTTTGATTTTTCTTAGACTTATAGAGTTTACATGTATTCTTGCAATATTCATCCATAATAGGATCAGTACAGCCATACCTATATCCCTGTCCATTGTGACCATCATAGCAATTAGATACTATGCTTTCCATTTCTTTAATTGAAAACTCAGATTTATTATCATCTACTTGCTGTCTCCAGTTTTCCATTAGTAATCTTACTGTTTCTTCTGGATATAACCATCTGAACCATGCAGCTAATCTTAATGCTACACCATGCCTTCTACCCATAGGTATAGAATTAAGCATACTACTTATACATGGATAGTTCACTGGATCAGGATTACGTCCTTGTGATATAAACTCTGGTTTACTTTCTATCTTTGCTTTCTCCCTAGATAGTACATCAAATACAGGATTACACTCTAGTGGAGTATCATCTAGCTCTTTTGGTGCTTTAGCATACTTAGATATCTTGTCTTCTAAATTGTCCATTTCAAGCCAATTTCCTGGCACTTCAACTTTGTATAGCCTTGACTTACTATTCAATGTATTTGGTACCCTTATGAGCCTAATTTTATCAGTTACTGATGGGTCTGCATATTCAAATATACCTGATTTAGTTAATGCATCTTTTACCTTTAAGTGTAAGTTAGGATCTGGCTTCCATCTAAATGCTTCAGCTGGTATGCTAAAGTGAAACCCTGTTCCGCTAAAGAATAGTCTGTATGGTATATCCATATCGCTTAATAATACCTTTAATCCTATTGATTTCTTTACAGCTTGTTCAAATGAAGATCCATCTACATCTAATATAAACTGATCAGGCATATATAATAAGCCATCATATCCAGCTAGTGTGTTGTGCTTAGCGAAGTATTCTTTGACATATTCATCATAGTCATATAAAGACATAAACGTATCGCTATCTAGTCTATGCCAATTAGCTTCTTCAGATGCATCTTGAAAGTAATGCCTCTTTGATAAGCTAAATGCGAACTCTTTTATCATTATTATCCTCCTTCATAGTATGATTTTCTTTTACCCATAAAGATAAATTTAATAATGAATGAAACACATGATCTTTCTTTGGATTTTCTTCGTAATGTCTTTGTTCTACATCTAAATATGTATCAATAATTTTTATCAAATCTTTTATCATTTTTTCTCCCTGTTAATTAATAGAGTGAGCAGTTAAGAACTTGTGCGATCTTTCTACTTTGGTATTGCCTGTTGGCAGGAAACGTACTCACTCTATAATTATTTATTAGAATGGCATATCTGCCGTTACATCATTTGTCTCCGTAGTAGTATTAGACAACTTCGGTTGTATGTATTTAGTATAATAGGTATCAGCTTTACCTTTCCAGAAATCTACATCACTATCAGTAAACTCTTCTATTATATTTTTAAATGTAACTGGTGCAACTTGACTTAATACTCTTGAGTACTCACCATCTTTATATAGGAATATGTTTACTTCTTTTCCTACCAAAGTATCAGGTGAATCATCCATTTTAATAGTCACGTTACCATCAGCATCTTCTAACCCATCAGTTATACCAGCATCTGCAAAGCGGAATACTTGCCCTATAGCAAATTCTTCTCCATCTTTCCCCATTTTCTCGTATACTCTCATGTTACATTTCTCAGAATATCCTTCGAAACATACGTCTAGGAATTTAGATCCATTCCATTCTCCATATTTAGCACTAGAGATAGTTACTCTATGCCAACCTTCTGAATAAGGATTAGCTCCATTACCTTTTCTAACTGTCAATGTTCTAGCCATATTAAGCTCCTTGTTTTTGCATTTGTTGTTGATGTTGTTTGCTCAAACTTCTATTTGTATTTGAGTTCCCATCATCATCATGTTGTGCTATACCAGCCATAGCTGATAAGCCGTATCTTCTCCCGTAAGTTATTGCACTACCCACAGCCTGTATATCCTTCTTGCCACCGAGAGGGCATCTTACTCTTGTTTGAACCCATTCGCCTGATTCATGCATTAACCTTGTAGTTACAAAGTATCCACAAACCATATCAAATTCAGTTCCTTGTATTACCGATATCCCATGCTTAGATAGATATGGTACAGATGATTCTATTACTGTGTGTAAGTCAGCATACGAGCTATTAAAGAAAGGATTGGTACTCTTACTAGCAGCACCTTTCATTTCACCTTGAGCTTTAGATAGCGCAGCTGATAGCTTACCTATAGTATCTGATTTCCATACATTATCTTGAGGGGACGAAGTTTCCTTCACCTGAACTTCAGGTGTTGTATTTTCTTCCATTGTTACTCCTTTTATTAGATAGGAAAGAGGCAGAAATAAATCTCACATTTTCCTTGCCATACAGGACTTATTACCCTTTCGCCGCCAGATTTATATATTAAATGCGCTACACTCAGGTTCGCTAAATGTATTAGTAGGGAATGCCCATACCTATAAGCCGCGATTACATTTAATATCACTGTTGTTCCAGGAGGATCAGTTATTGATTTATATCAACCTCTTGTACCTATAATTTACTAATCATTTTTGTTTTTTCCAACAACATAATTGGGAAGTTAAACGAGAACTCTCTATTATATGGCTGGTTCATGATCAGCTTTCTAACTGAGTTAGCTATAAATGAGCCACTCATATTAGAGCAGTAACTTGTAGCTTTTGCATTACAAGGTTCTGTGCTTCCTGTCTCATCAGAATACCAACATTTTGTATATTTAGCGACTGTCGGCTTATCTATTATATATTGCTGATAATGTTCAGCTCCCATACGACCGTCAATAATATATTTAGGCTTAGCATTCTTGAATCTACAAAGCGCTTCTACTGCATCTAATCTTGATTTCATACTATCAAACCCTAATATAGCTATATCATTCTCACCTTGGTATGAATAATGCTCAAATAAAGCATGTTCTACCTCTACTTTTATATTAGGATTGATACTTAATAGATGTTCTTTTAAAGCATCTACTTTATTTTTACCTATATCATCATGATTGTATTGAGACACGCCTATATTAACGCTCTCTACTTGATCATAATCATATAGATAGAACTTCTCACCGCCCATCCTGCATATCTGGGTGGCTGCAGAACTACCAATAGCTCCACAGCCCAAGATATGAAAGACAAACTGGTTAGCATTATCTACTATTCCAGAATACCTTGCATTTAACATAAGAAGCCCCTATTCCAATCGGTTAACTCATCATCTATTATTTCTTCTTCTATGAAATCTGTAGGAGTAGAGAATAATAATTCATTAGCTAACTCTTCTTCTTTAAGTACCTTTATTCGCATGCCAAGATTTTCTGTCTTTAGACGTTCATTTTCATCTTGTATCTTTCTATAGTAATCACCATAAGTAACTTCACCAGCTATAAGATTTCTATGTAGTCTATCTATTAGTTTATATACCTGTGCATACGGCACTTCATTTTGTTCATAAGGTAAATTAAATAGTGTTTCTTGTGGACGTAAGTAATTGTTATTAAGGGACTTATGCCTCCATGCTGTATTTCCAGCTTGACACATTTCTTTTACCTCATCTTCTATTTTCTTTGGAACTTTCTTTTCTTTAGTAAGTATATTAAGCTCAACATCTTCATGTGCCTCTATAGGTTTCCATACAGATACTCTAAACTTATATTCTTCCTTAAGATTAACTACTAAAGCAAAGCTAAAGTCTCCATCACTAAACTCATCTATAGTATTAGTGTCAGTACCACTCCAGAAAGCTCCCATTGTATGATGAGAATGCCACCAACAGAATCTAAATTCTTCTTTGGCATATTTCATCGCTGCTTTAGTATAATATTTAGCAAGTTCATCTTTATCTAAATGAGTATTACCTGCAGTCACTTCTTGTTTCATGATCACTGGATCTTTTAACTCCCAATCACCATCCTGATCTTTAACAACTACCATCATTCCACCTATTTCAGCTTTAAACTGACCATAAGCAGATCGTGCATAGTTTATCACTTTATCCCAGGCCTTACCTTCTATATAAAACTCTGATTCCATTATCTTTCTCCTATGTTAATTGCACCACCGTTTTCGGCAGCCCATCTTATTACCCGTTCTTCAGGTGTTTCTAATTCAATCCATCTAGCCACTTCATCTACATCGATTTGACCATTAGGGTTCTCTTGTCTCATTCTTTCTTCTATTTCTGTTCTTTGAGCATTAATTTCCCTAGAATCTTCTTCCATAGCCTGCAATACCTCTATTACGCCACCAACACTAGGCTCTTCTTGAGGTTCTTCTTGATCTACATCCATGCCTACTCTATAAGTAGTACAACTATCTCTAAATACACATTGTGTTTCATCGCAATACATGGTGTCTATATTAGATCGATCGTCCCAATTATTATGCTCACAATCACCAGCACTCACCATATTTACAGCATTTTTGAACTCATCTGTGTTATTTTCAGGTGAAATACCCCAAAATACCTTCTTTATTTGGTTTAATGGGTGCGTTCTACCTATATGGAACGTAGAATTCCATAACATTAGTGTTGCACATAGAGAAACTAAGTCTAATTTCTTCATTTGTCTATCTACATGACCAGTTAATTCACCTAAACATACATGTGATCCAATAAGTTCATCATTAATTCTCAATTGATTCCATGCATTTCTACCGCTTATATATGGATGTTTCAACTCTTTACCTTCACTATTTTCTTCCCATTCAGGAAAATAATGAGCTATAATCTTACTACCTGTTTCAGCATAAGGTGTATAATTAAGTTTAAATGTATTATCATTAACTATTCTTGAGTTTTCATTGCAAATTGTATATATAAGTTTCATTAAGTCAAGCCTAAACCATATTATTGAGCCTCCTATCTCTATTTGATATGGTGTATCTCCCACAAATAAGTTCATTTTACCTGGTGGAAGAGAAACCTGTATTACATATTCATCTTTAATTGCAGCATCATACCTATTAGTATTTTGATAGCGATATAAACTTGCATTTATATGTATTCCTGAAGAATTAAACTGTTTATTAGCTTCACTCAACTGAGATTCCACTCTATTTGATAATATTTCTAGTTTTTCTTCCAATAAACCACTATTATCTTGGAAAACTGCACCATTTCTACGTCTAGAGGCCATTTTCTCATCAACAACTCTTAATTTCTTCTCTAATTCCTTAACTGACCAGTGTTTTTCGGCTACTTTATTAAAGAATGTTGATATTTTTCTCTTCATATGCTCTTCAACATAGTGATCACGATACCATCTCTTTATTTTATCCATATATCCTGGTCCCCATCTATATGTTTTAGTTGCATTTAGGTCTAAAGTCCACCTTCTATTAATTTCTTGAATTAATTCCAGTATTTCTCTTTGAGGCCCTAATAACAACTGCTCATTTAGATTAGTAATATTTGGTGACCAATCTCTTGCCTCCGATACATGCGTTAGTTTTTGTTCCATTTATCTCCCTTTCACATTCTAAACAACGTTCTCTTTTTAACTTATATGAACTTAAGTTGCTGTATTTTATGATAGTTAGGCCATATAACCTCTTCCATGGTCCTTCCCATACTGAACTACATTTTTTACAAAATCTTAAGTTATGTCCATCTAATACTGATACATATTCACTCATCATCCCTCCCTGGTTCATAATAATCCATAAAATCATGCTCATCTAACATAAGTTCACAGGTTGGACACCACATTATAGGAATACCATCAGGGCCTGTGCCTAGATTACCAGCTTCACCTTCTTCAAGATAATCTTCTCCACATTCTGGACATAAATATCCATTTTTATCTGGCACTAACATTTTTTATGTTTATAGCCATTAACAGCTATATCTCTAGCTTCTTCATTAGTCATTTCACCGAATACCGTATTATTAAAATGTTTCTTTATTATATCTTCTAATGCGCTTGCAATGTTTAATTTCTCTTTATAATACTCATATTTCCCTGCATTCTCTTCCGCTTTACCTAAAGTCAATATCTTTACTACTAAAGCATTGAGATCACTCTTTAATGCATCTAAATTTGTTAATCTTGCCATATTATCTCCTTATGTTTATGATGGGAGGAACTAATTAATTATAGCTTTAGTCACGTAAAAGCCTAATCTGATACTGCCTTCTCATTCAGCATCCCCCAAATAATCAATTAGTCCCTCTAGAATTCACCTTGCGTGGTTAGCCATTCTATTTTCCACCAGTTTTATCATTATGTACTGCAGCTACTAGATCACCATCTGTTAAAGCATGATCATCACCTACAGTTCTACCACCAACAGATATAGATGAGCCCTGAGGTATACTCTTCTCAGTTCTTAATCCACCTACTGTTGTTGATGTTACACTATGGTCTACAAAGCCGCCACCTTCTAGTATTTTTATGTCAGGCATTCTTACTCCCTTCTTCTTTTTTGTTATTATTAGCTAATTCTTCACCAACTTTTCGTATACTAAACTGTCCATATACTTCGGCTCGGTTGGCTTTTCCTGTATGATTGACTATAGCATCCACGTAACCGTCACGGTATGCTCTCGCCTCTATCTCCGTTGAGCAAGGACAAAGGGGATGGTCGACTACCTTCCCCTCCTCCTTTAGGGAGATGAACACGACATAAGCCGCATCACTCATATTGAAATTTTACCTTTGCTTTAGCTTTATCATGTTCTTTGATAATTTCATAGACATCTTGTGTCTCTCTGATCAGTGGGTTCATATCATCCACGATCTTCTTCAGGATATCAACTATAGTAGTGACAGTCCTGGTCTGCAATATTGTTTCATCTAGTTGCATCTATTATCTCCCTGTTTTGTTGTGTTTTATTATATTTATTTGTTGTTTTCTCCAATAACTTCATATTTATTACTAGTGAGATATTAATCTCAGCATAATTTCAGAGAGAGACCACGCTTGCGTATGCAGTGTTTAGCTGCTCACCCGCTATGAACATTAATGACACCTGCGGCCATCACTATCATGCTTCATCGACTTATTTAACGAGATGGTGGTTTTAGCCGTAACTCTCTCTAATTCTTAGCATACTATATGACGCAGCCTGTGCACATCTTAAGCGTTGCCCTTCCGTATGCTAGGGAAGTTTGTTAGTATCTTATTATATTTAAATCATTTTTATCTCCCTATTAGTTTAACTTGGTATTATTCCGCCCCATTGTTTAGGATATATACTCTTTGGAAGAGTTTCTATAACCTTTATATCTTCAGGTCTTAAATTGTTACCTTTAACTATGTTTTCAATAGAATTAAGCCATCTCATATTTGCTGGATTGCAACATTTTTTAATCTCATTTCTATCTTCTAAATCATAGATAGACATAGGTATTATATGATCTATATGATAATCCATGTCTTTTATCTCTTTAAGAGTGCAACCCATTTCTTTAGCATCTTTGGTTAATTTATCAATACATTTAGAGTAATCTAGCCCATAATCTCTTGAAGATAAAGTTTTGCCTTTTTCAGTATAAATATTTATAGCATTTTTAAAACAAGCTTTAATTCTTCTCTTCATCATATAATTAGGATTATTCTTTGACCATATATAATGTAATTCTCTTCTTCTTTTTATTACTTCAGGTCTTTTAGAGTTTTCTTTATGCCATTTACTTGCCTTAGCTCTATAATCAGGATTAGCCATTCTTATAGCTTGCATCTTGGCTCTTCTTCCGCTTTCTGTATATTTCTTTGTATAAGCTTTAGTTGTAGTCTTTCCTTTCTCAGATGATCTATATTTATCTTTGTATTTTTTCATCTTATCTTTGTTATTCCTTTGCCATTCTCTTTGATATTCTAAACTATATGCCATTGTTATCTCCCTTTAGTTTGATCAGGGGGCTTGACCCTCGTTAGCATAGTTTACGGCGCATTAAACCCGTAATTTAATCTTGCTCATAGAACTGTTACTCGCCTTTCAATATCCCCCCAATGTTAGAAGTATTAGTCGATCGATTGATTTGTTACTTCTAGTTCTTCTTTGTAATACGTATTATACTCTTTATAATTCCAAGTGAAGGTATTACCAGGACCAAGCTCAGCTCTAGCTGCCTTAAATGCATCATTAAATGCTCCATCACTAGTATCATTAAAGTATTTAGGACTCATATCATTCCATAACACTGGATGATCTGTCTTCATACGTTCTTTATCACTCATTGTAGGAGTAATATCTTGCACAGTATTAATTACTGCCACTTCCTCATAAGTACCACCATGACATACCTCAATACATTCAGCACAATCTACATCAGGCTCAACATACACAGTATTTGTCTCATTTATTACATCTGGTACTAGTTCATCATACATCAATAACCATATTGGCATTGATAATACTACTGTTATTACTATCCAAAATCCTCTTTCCATGTTATCTCCCTTTGTTTATAAGTTTTCCATGTCCCTAGCATCATAATTATTACTAGGTAATGACTTATCATTAAAATACTTAGTTATTATAGCTTTAACATGCATACCAACACTCCTAAAATGTTTCTCAGCATCTTCTTGCAGCCTCTTCCTAAACTTTCTAGTTAGTTTTACTTGTATAACATGTATCTTATCGTCTTCATTCATATTGTTCTCCCTTTTATTTAATTCTTTGGGGCTTGACCCTCGTTAGTCATGTACTTGAAGTGTACCCTTGGTTATCTCGCCTGTCAATATCCCCTTAGAGGCTTTCTGCCCTAGAGATAGCTTAATATCTCATCAAATGATTATAGTCAGAACTCTCATGAAAGTTGACATCATTGCGCATTAGGGTCGTACTAACCAAGTTTGAAATTATTGAGCCTTTTACTAACTCTTACTCAGGAGCCGCCTTCGTCAAGGTCTGTTAGTTATTTATCTTCCAATCACTTGTTATATCCCTGTAAGGATTATTCCATGATAGTATCGGTGGTTACAGCCATCACGATCGATAAATATTATTTAAATCTTTTAACCTCTTACAATACTATGTATGATCATAAATGGCCAAAGAATAGCCTTTGCTACTTGTGGACAATGAATACATACACCTATCATAAAGTATACATAAATAAACCAATGTGCCCAATAAGATCTATCCTCCCTAAGCATTAAGAAATCTAGTATTGAGTCTAATGTTCTTGTTATCATTCTTCTCCCCTATCTATTCTTTTGATTCGTTCATTAAGCCTATCTATAAACCCTGGCTTACACTTTGTTGGCTTTAAATCTTTAAGTATGTTCTTACCTTTTTCAGTTAATCTATATCGATTATTAGGCATGTTGATCCTTTCTATAAGTATTTTATTAAGAATTTTCGTTTATCTGTAGTATTTAAAAGATTATTAGATAACAGCAAGCATTTCATTACCTTTCTATGTTTAGTAGCTCCAAATCTTGGAAGCATTAGATGTTCTCCATTATACACATCGCTTACTGTTAATACTTTAAACTTCTCCCATAAAGCTTTACTCATGATCAGTTCAATTGCAGGTACTGCCTCATTCATTTGTAATTTACTTACGCTATTAGTAATACTATACTCATCTTTAACTTTAAGTAGATGGTAACGACTTATTGGTGTTAAACGATTATTTATAAATATTCTATGTTCATTATTCTTAGGTTGTATGTCCATATCATTATCTCCCTGTTATGTTATGTGAAGTATAAGTGTATTATATAATAAGGAAAAGGGACAGTAGTTATACCATCCCTTATTGAGCAATTAAAATATACTGTTGAGTTCTTGCACAGCTTCCTTCATTTGTATCATCTTATCCCTAGTAGATACAGCTTTATCTGCTACATCTTTCCAACCTTTACGAAAGCATGATGCAATAAGTCTATCAAGCAATGCATTAACCTTACGTCTCTTTTGATTAAGGCCACGTCTATCACCTCTAGTAGCTGGATACATAATAACTTCAGCCTCTGAGCATAGGTCATCTAATACTATAGCTGCCTCAGCATCTGTTGTTGGTTCCTCATATAATAACATGTTACTTCCCTTTCTTTAATTAATTAACGACTAAAAACCACATTTAATATGAAATCAAAAATAACTAAATCCCATTTGGGAAAAACCCTTTTCAAGGGGGTAGGGGTGTATTGAAACACCACACATAGAAATTCTATAATTTTTGAAAGTTAACGTTTTGGATTTGCAATCGCGATTAAAAAGGGGGACCTCTTAAAATCATAAGTGCTTATTTTTCAGGTAGTTATAGCATGAAAATAATTCTTGATTAATTTATATAGGTTTAGTAAACTAGTAGGACTAAATTGTAGAACAAAGATAGGAGGTTATCATGGCTAAGAAAACATATTTGTTAACTATAGAATATGATAGCGATACTGACACTATTGAGTATCTACAGGAAGAAATACTTGAAGATGACTCTTTAGAGACTAAGACATTAGGAGCTATAGATCTAGAATCAAGATTTGATAAAGAAACATTAGATTATATTCGGGAGCATTATATAGTAGGAGAAACTTAATAAATCCCTTCGGGATTTGCTGCTTCGCAGCGTCTTACTCGCTACGCTCGCGCAATATCATTCTAGAAAGAATTAAATAGTATAGGAGAAGGTACGTATGGCATCAAGCATTACAGCAGCACCATTAACCATTAAGATAACTGAAGATATTACTCTTAATGGTCAACAACAAGGTACTACTAATACAATAACTACAGCTAATATAGCTGAATTCTCAAGAAGGATCGTGACAATACCTACAAGTGAAGTTAATTTAATCTCTCTTGGTGATGCTAATTCTGCTGGTACATTCCATGATACAGATGTTCAATATATAAGAATTACTAATCTAGATGATACTAACTATGTTACATTAAGCTTTGAGGGAGATGACTCAGTAGACTTTTGCGTTAGATTAGATAAGAATAGAGGAACATACTTGGCTACATTAAATCATGCAAGTCTTGGTATGGATGACTATGCAGACATAAGTGCAGCGACTCTAGAGGCAATAAATACAATTAAAGCAATAGCAAATACAGGTGCGTGCAACTTAGAAGTTGTAGTAGCATGCAAATAGGAGGGTAGATGGCAACTTTAGCAACAGCAAAAACTTTGACTGTAAAGATTACAGAAGATATTACTCTAAATGGAGTACAGCAAGGGAATACTACTACAGATACTATATCTAGTATATCTCAAATATATAAAAGAATAATGACGATACCTGTTAATGATGGATCTATAGGTTCAGATGATCATGTCACTATTATTACTACTACTGGGGATTCTGGAAGTGCAGTTGAAGCTGGCAAATTTATAGTAGGCGATATAAAATATTGCAGATTAACAAATTTAAATACAGGGGCAGGAGAGGGTCTTATAGTGAATATAGCTAGAGATGATGATAGTGATGGGACTGATGATGAAGGTGCATGGTTATTACTTGAAGAAGGAAAGTCTATGATAATTAATACTTTTGATGCTGCCTTTGATGCAGATAATGCTGACGCTGACGCTCCAACATTAGATGCAATTACTGATATTAGGGTTGTAAATGAACATACAAGTAATGCTGTCGATTTAGAAGTTTTTGTAGCGAGTTCATGATGCTTGATGATATAAAGTTAGTAGATGCAGTTGGTAAAATAGATAGTGCATTAGTAGAAGTGCAGTATAAAATAGACCAACTTGAAGAAGCAATAGCAAAAATAAACGCATATATAATAGAAGGAGAGAGTAATGCCTAGTTTAGATGGTTATTCATTAAATGAGAAGATGGATCAAAACATCGATAGAATAGATAATGAAATAAAACAACTAAGAAATAAGATAGACAATGAATTAACAGCTATCAATTTAGAGTTTAATGAATTAAAGTCTTATATTAAAACAATAAAACCTATAAAGGGGAGCAATAATGCCAAGAAAGAAAGCGGTAAAGTCAAAGAAGTCAAGCTCAAAAAAGAAAGTAAGCTTGAAGATGCCAAAGAAAGCGTATAAGAAGTATTAATGAAAAAGGGCTATCATACATGACCAAATTCAGGTAAGCCTCATCCAGTTGGGAAGAAGCATAAAAAAACTAATTTGGCAAAAACAGATTATAAAGTTGGTAGGAGTAAGTATAAAGAAGGAGTGTAACATTTTGAAAGTGGAGACGGCACTTGAATATCGAGCAAATGATATTAACATGGTTATTTGCTTTCGTGACCAACAATCTTCCAGATCATTATCCAGAGAAGACTCCTTGTCCTACGTACTGTAGGGTAGATCATAATTGTGTTATGAGGATATATAAAGCAAATCGGGCAGAGCATAAAGTTTATGACCCAGATGATACCTTACCAGACAGCTTGATTGTTCAGGCTAATTGGCGAGAAGGCCAAGTGGGTGATTGGGTCAGAGCAGATGATGATTGCATCATTCAAGTCCTCAGGAGAGGTGAAATGCTTAGGAGGAAAGGAAAGAATAAAGTCAGGGAGTATATAGGAACATGTACAGGAACTTTTCCAGCAGTCAAAACTGTTAAGATGGATACAAGTAGGAGAGAAGACATCTACTCATTTGGCGGACGAAAAGTTCAAGATAGAATTTTTGATAAAAAGAATCTTAGTAAATGTGAAGAATATTTTGTAACTTTATTAGGAAATAAGGTTAGTCCAGAAGAAGCATATCTTAAAGCTTTTCCTACTAACAATAGGAAGTATGCATTTGAGAAGGCTGGGACATTAGTTAGAACGGAGAGGGTAAAAACAGCTATGAAAGAAGAACTTAAGCCAGTTTTGGAGGAGTTAGACATTGATGAGCGGTTTGTACTTAAAACTATAAAGGAGGTGATCTCTACATCCGAAAAGGATGAGACTAGGTTGAAAGCTCTTTTTAAACTGGCTGATATTATGGACTTAGAGGATAAGAATAGCACTAAAGTTACTCAAGTAACAGGTGCATTATTTCAAGGATTTACGAATAAGGAGTTAGAAGTGGCAGAAAGACCAAAGGAAATTAAATAATGGCACAAGGGTTCAATACTACACCAGGTAATTGGGGAAGAGGATCTAGAAGTAGTTCAGGAGTTAGAGGCAGATTTAGTGGAACTAGAGGATATACTATGCCAAAAACCGCTTCTGGCCAATCAAGACCATTTATTGGTAAGCCACTTAGAGGAGAACAAGATTTATATAGCATGTTAGGAAGGCCTGTAGGAGATGAAATGTCTCCATACGCTGCAGGTATGGTTGGTGGTGATTTTGATTATATCCCTCCTGGGACTGGAGTAGGTACTGGATATGAAGGCTATGGTTCAGGTTTTATGTCTGAGTATGGTGGCGGACCTGGAGGTGCTGGAGATTTATGGGAACAGGGTAGTGGAAGCTATGAGGGTCCATATAATCTTGGAAAAAATCTTGCAGCAGATATGCCACCTGGTTTCAACTTAACAGGCAAGAGTCCAATATTTGGATTACCTGGCGGAGGTTATGTAATTGACGATCCTATTTATGGTCCTGGTCAAGGCTTAGCGGGTGGAGATTATATGCAAGAAGATTATGTAGATCCTAGGCAGGGATTTGAACAGTTCATGCCAGATAAAATAAAACCAGGAGCTTCAGAATCTGGTGGTGCAGCTAGTATGCTCAGACCTCCTGGTCTTCCTGGATCTTATGATTTTGAAGACTTTATGGATTCACCTAGACCTGGCGGAGCTTTTAATCCCTCAGATTCATATGATCCAACGTTAGTAGGAACTGGAGAATCTATGCAATCTCCTAGACCTATCTATAGAAGAAAAGGCATTGTTTGCCCACCAGGAGATCCTAACTGTAGGTAATGGAGCCGTTAGAATCTACAGTACCTAAAAGATTTAAAGTTGATACACCAATGGGTTCACTAGAAAGTGATAGTGGAAATCATCTAGTAGATGTTGCTTCTATTCTTATTGTTATATTAGCTATATATGTTGGGAAAGAATTTATTAAAAAATGGTTTAAATAATGTCTAATATAATTTTAAATAATGTTTCCGATATGGAAGAGCAGTTATTAATGGCAAAGAATGATTTAATAGCTTTCGGAAAATTATTTTTACCAGACGATTTTATGCGGAGCGAGACTCCGTTTTTTCATTATGAAGTTGCAGACCTCTTAAATGATTTAGATAAACGACAGTTAGCTGTTGTATTGCCACGTGGCCACGGAAAGACGGTATTAACTAAATGCTCAATATTACATGATTTTGTTTTTGCAGAAGGTCCATTATTTTATGGATGGGTAGCTGCATCTAGTAAAATATCGATACCAAACTTAGATTATATAAAATATCACTTAGAATACAATGATAGATTTTCATATTATTTTGGAGATCTTAAAGGAAAGAAATGGACAGAAGATGATATCGAACTTAAAAATGGCTGTAAGCTCATTAGTAAATCCAATCTCTCAGGCATTAGGGGAGGAGCTAAGCTCCATAAACGGTACGATCTTATCGTGCTTGACGATTTTGAAGACGAGAATAATACCGTTACGCCTGAGTCTAGAAGTAAAATTGCTAACCTTGTTACGGCTGTTGTATTCCCTGCTCTCGAACCTGGTACTGGTCGGTTACGTATTAATGGTACTCCCGTTCATTTTGATGCTTTTATTACCAATATCCTTAATGGATACCAGAAATCAAAAAAACTAGGTGATAAATATAGTTGGGATGTTGTAACTTATAAAGCTCTCCAGCCTGATGGCACTCCGCTTTGGCCTAGTTGGTTTGGTCAAAAAGAGATGGAGAGAAAGAAAAAGTTTTATGCTGATAGTGGTCAACCTCAGAAGTTCTATCAAGAGTATATGATGGAAGTTCAAAATGAGGAAGATTCTATTTTTAATAGAAATCACTTAAAGTATTGGGAGGGAGATTTTAAATATGATGAAGAAGGTGAGGTATCTTTTATCTTCACTAAAGAAGGTGATGTCAAGCCTGTCAATGTTTTTGCAGGCGTTGACCCTGCTACGGACTCTACTCGTAGGGACAGCGATTTTAGCGTTATATTATTTGTGGCCGTTGATGTTGATAATAATGTTTACGTACTTGATTATTTGCGCTATCGTTCTATTCCTGTCCTCGGTATTCCAGGTGATGCTAAAAAAGGTATTGTTGATTATATCTTTGATTATAACGAAATCTACAAACCTAGTTTGTATACTATTGAAGATACTACGATGTCGAAACCCGTTTTCCAAGCAATAAATGCAGAGATGCGTAGGAGGAATGATTTTACAGTGAAGTACACAGCAGAAAAGCCAGGTAATAGGATGTCTAAAAGAGATCGTATTCAAGAGATAATGGCACAAAGATTTGCAATAGGGAGCGTACATATTAAAAAAAGTATGTACGATTTACAACATGAGATATTAACATTTGGACCAAGGATGGGACATGATGATACGATTGACGCGCTGGCATATGCTTGCAAGTACGCTAATCCTCCTAAGTCTATTAAACAGAGAAAAGACGGAGATTGGTATAAACATAAACCACAAGCAAAGTCTTGGGTTACAGCATAGCATGAGTAATAATAGAGCATTTGATGCGATGAATAATGCAACTAAGGATATGGATATCTTTAGAGGCGACATTGATCAATTGTACAACCAATTATTAAGTACAGCATCTCATAGATCGGGAGTGTCTCCGTCAGATATTGAAAAGGCTATGGATATGATAGCGTATCATGAAAGTAAAGGCAAGGTAGATTCGAAGCAAGAATTAGGTGGCGGTGCTATTGGACGAGGTAGAGGTTTATTCCAGTATGAAATAAGTCATAATGGCAAGCAAGGCGCAGGAAGATCCGCAATGAATAGATTGTATCATTATATGGGAGGTAGTTTAGCTAGTGGTGTGGAGCCATCTAATTTACCAGATTGGATGCTGGCATACTTTCCTAGGAATCCTAATACTAAACGTAGAGATGCTACATTGGTTGATGTGGATTTTTCAAATTTAAGTGCAAAACAGCAAAAGATATTATTTATGGCGGATAAATTAATGGCTAAACATGATAGTTTCGAGGGAATTAGCACTAATCATAAGGAGTTATCTAAATGGTGGTTAAAGAATCATAATAAAACAGCAGGTTCTGAAGTACCTAAGAGATTGGCTTCTTTTAAGAGAGATATGGATGATTATCCTGATGATAAAGTAAATAAAGAAATGGGTATTATACCAGATACCTCAAAAAGATATTAGGAGTAAAGTATGGCAGATGAATTAAAGGGAAGTTTAAGTTTAACATTTAGTAAGAATAGTGCCAGTACAAGTAAGTCTGAAAGTTTTACGATAGATGTGACTGGCAATGCTTATCATCAAGGAGTTCAAGTTGTAGCTAATTCTAGGGAAGATATAATGGATAATGGTGACATAGGGGCTATAGGATATTTTTATTTAAAATTATTAAGTGCACCTACAGCATCTACTTATATAGAATGGGGATACACTAATGATACTAATTATGGTGGGAAACTAAAAGTTGGTGAATCATGTTTAGTAAGAGCTAAAAATAGTATTGCAGCTTTATATGTTATAGCTTCTGCTGCAGAGAATGTTGAAGTAGAATATTTAATAATAGAAGAATAATGCCAGATTTATTCACATTGAAAGATTTAACGGTAGAGATTCCTTCTCAAAGAGAGAACGATCCTACTAATACTAACGAAGAAGAGGAAGAGTAATGCCTAAAAAGGATAAAAAAGCAGATAGAATAAAGGAGATATATAATAAAACCAAAACCCATACTAGGGCTCAATGGGAATATATCAATCAAAAAGGTTATGACTTTTCTAATGACAATCAGTTAACGGAAGAAGAGAGAATATCATTAGAATCACAAGGTATGCCTACCTTTACAATTAATAGAATAATGCCTGTTGTTGAAATGTTGAATTTTTATGCTACCGCTCAAAGTCCAAGATGGCAAGCAGTTGGAGCTGAAGGTTCTGATGTAGATGTAGCTGCAGTATTTTCTGATTTAGCAGATTATATATGGCATCAATCAGATGGTCAATGTAGATATGCAAATGCCGTTAATGATGCAATTACTAAATCTATTGGCTATCTTTTAGTAACAGTAGATCAGGATGCTGATCATGGAATGGGAGAGGTTAAAATAGAACAACCAGATCCATTCGATGTATTTGTTGACCCTAAATCTAGGGATATAATGTTTAGAGACGCTGCATATATATTGATCAGAAAATTATTACCTAAGCATCATTTAATGAAGATGTTTCCTAGTCTTGCCAGGAAGATAAAGAATATATCTGGAGATAGGCAAAGAGAAGATTTTTATTCAGAGAAGTCTGGCGGTCCTCTTAAGAAAGACTTTCATTATAAAGATGTAACTGAAACAGAAGCAATAAATCCAGACTCAGGAGATCATGATGAAGTTATAGAGCTATATGAGTTTTATGAAAAAATTAAAGTTCCATATATGAATGTATTTTATAGAATACCTCCTAGTAAAGAAATGTTGGTACAAATACAAGAGCAAGTTAAAGTTAAAATGATGGAAATGAAAAAGGAGATGGATGTTGAACTACTTGAACAACAGGCTGCTATGCAAGAAGCTGTTCAAAAAGGAGAGATGTTACCAGAGAGATTTAAGTTGGAAATGGAGAAAGCCCAACAAATGCAAGTTCAACAACTACAGTCTGCTGAACAGCAATACATGAGTGAACTACAGGCTCAAATGTCTAAAATAGAGAATGTTATTGTAACTGAAAAAGAATTTAAAATTATGATGAAGAGTCAAGAATTTAAGAAATCTTTAGTTGATAGCGTTAAGTTTTATGGAGATAGGGTAAAACTAACTTGCGTTGCTGGAGATAAAACTTTATATGAAAAAGTTCTACCTGATAAAGTAACAGAATATCCTATTGTTCCATTTCATTTTAAATGGACAGGTACACCATTTCCTATATCAGCAGTATCTCCATTAATAGGAAAGCAAATGGAGTTAAATAAAGCTCATCAAATAATGGTGCACAATGCTTCATTGGGATCCTCATTAAGATGGATGCATGAAGAAGGATCTGTTGATACAGATTATTGGGAACAATATGCAAGTTCTCCTGGGGCATTACTTCCTATTAGACCAGGGGCTACTCCTCCAACTCCAGTACAACCAGCACCTTTATCCAATGCATTTTTTAGTATAGTACAGGAAGGCAAAGGTGATATGGAGTATTTAGCTGGTATATATGGAGCCATGCAAGGAGATGTTAGCTCACAACATGAGACTTATCGTGGTATGTTAGCAATGGACGAATATGGAACCAGAAGAGTTAAGCAATGGATGAAGAACTCTATAGAAACAGCATTAATGCAAGTAGGTGAAGTGGTAATGCAATTTTCTCAAGCTGTTTATACTGCGCATAAAGTATTTAGAATTGTACAGCCTAGTGCTATACAAGAAGAGAGGGAAGTAGAAATTAATGTACCTATGTATAATGACTATGGTCAAGTAATTGGGAAGTTTAAAGATTATAATGTTGCAAAGTTTGATGTTCGAATTATAGCTGGATCAACTCTTCCTGTAAATAGATGGGCATATTTAGACGAACTTAAGCAATTAATGCAACTTGGGGTTATAGATGATATAGCGCTATTAGCAGAAACTGATATAAGAAATAAAGAGAAAATTGCAAAAAGGAAATCTTTGTACTCTCAGTTACAAGGTCAAGTATCATCTATGGAAGATGCGCTAAAAGACAGAGAAGGCACTATAGAAACATTAGAAAGACAGTTAGTTCAAGCTGGAATTAAAAATAAAGTTATGCAAGCTTCTGTTGAGATCAATAAAAAGAAAGAAGAAGTTAAAGGTGACCTTGAATCAGAAGTTGTTAAAGGATCTGCAGCTATGAATGTAATACAAGGTCAAATGAAAAATAATGTTGCCGCTCAAAATACTCAAGCTAATATGATGATTAATGAAGTAGAGAGAGAAGCAAAAGCGCAACAAAAAGAAAACTTGACAAAAGAATAGAATTATAGTTATATTATAAAACTTATAAAAGGAGAGAAACATGACTGATAACGAACAAACTGCTGGTAACCTAGATCAATCTAGCTCTGGTGGTGATTTCTTTGAAGAAATGGAAAATGCCGTGAATGGAGGCATACAAGATCCATTCGAAACCACAGAGGTAACCCCTCCGATAGAAAGTGGCCCCGAACAGGCAACCCACATAAAGGCATCGGAAGGCTCCAATAATAGCGTGGATTGGGAAAAGAGGTATAAAGATTCTCAAAAAGGAGCTCAAGCAATGAATGATGAGCTTAAGAATTTAAAACCTTTTGTGCCCGTGCTTAATGCAATGAAAGAAGATAGTGGACTCGTGCAGCATGTACGTGACTATTTTGAAAATGGTGGAGCTCCTGTAAAGAGCGTACAAGAAAGACTTGGTTTAGCTGAGGATTTTGAGTATGATCAAACAGAAGCAATAGAAAATCCAGATTCAGATTCTGCTAAAGTGTTTAATGCGCATATCGATTCAATGGTTCAAGGGCGAGTTAATGACGTTCTTGGAAAAGAGAAGCAAAAAGCGCAAATAACTCAACGTCAAATTGCTCAAAGGAGACAAGAGATAGAGTTTAAAAAGAAACATAATATGTCAGATGAACAATTTGGAGAATTAGTTAATAAAGCTAAATCTCATATATTAACATTAGATGATGTTCATTATCTAGTTAATAGAGATCAAGCTAATCAAAATGTAGCTAATTCAACTAAAGCTGATATGCTAAACCAAATGAAAAATGTCAGAGATATACCTGCAAGTGCGAGTGGAGCCAATAGCCAAAACGATAAATCAAACTCATTTGAAGATGATGTATTTGATGCATTGTTAGGCTCGGATGGCAATATAGACGAACTGTTCGGGTAGGTAAAAAATTTAAAAACTCCTATTCGAGCTTAACATAAAACGAAAAGGAGGTAACTGAATGTCTTCATTTAATGGTGATTTAGCTCAGTTATCGAATCTTAGTACAACGGATGTAGCAGGTAATGGTCCTGGTGCTGGTCCTAGTATTCCTGGTGGGGGTACTGGTGATCTGCGTAGAAAGTATAATTTTGGTGATAGAGTATCAGAGTTAGCTATCCCACAAGATCCGTTCTTTAGATTCGTAAGTAAGGTAGGTAAGAAACCTACAGACGATCCACAATTCAAGTGGACAGAAAAAAGAGACTCATGGCATAAACGCTATGCGTATCCAACAGCATTTAGTAATGATAATATTACATGGGTAGAAGATCAATCTACTAATGCTACTACTCAATATGATACATATGAGACTGCTGGAAGCACGGTATATGTTAAAATGGCTGGTGATTATAAGAATTCTGGCAACATTCAAAACATTTACAGTAATACAGCTAATGAAGTAAAATTAGGCCATGATGGAACTATGCCTAAATTCTTCTTACCAGGACAATTAGTTAAGATACCATTTGCTGCTAGTGCAGCTGGAGCTATGGGTTCTTATTCTTTAATTAAGGTTGTTACAGTAACAGAGCAAGATGAATCTACAGGAACACCAACTGCGCATACGCACGGTGAGGCTGTAATTCTAAAAGGTACAGTAGTTAAAGCAAAAGATGCTGGTGATGATTATTTTGCTGGTCCTTTAGGAGTTAATGCTCCTGTTGGCGATAGTGTAGCTTCGACTTCTATTGCAGGTGCTAGTGCAGGTGCAGGATTAGAAGCATCAAGATGTTATGTTGTTGGAACTGCTCACGATGAAGGATCTGGTTATCCTGAAACATGGAAAGATCAACCTTACTCAACAAACTATGGACGTACTCAAATATGGAAAACATCTATGGCAATGACTAATACAGCCAGAGCTACAGTATTAAAATATGATTCCAATGAGTGGGCTCGTGTTTGGAAAGATAAGTTAGTTGAGCATAAATGGGATATTGAAAACTCATTATTGTTTGGTTCTCAAAGTGATGATTATTACACGACACAAGGTTGTGTAGATTATATTATTAACTATGGTAACCAATTCTCATTAGATGTAGCCACTAAAACAGCTGATGACTTTTTAGATGACATGTCTAATTATCTTGATCCTCGTTATAATAATAGTACAGCTAATGTATTTTTTGTAAGCACTTCTGTTTATAATTGGATGCATAAATTAGGTGGATATTTTAAGAACAATCTTGAGGTTTCTCCTAACTTTAGAGCTGACTTTGCTATGACAGGAAAGAAAAAGATCTTAGGTGTAGATATTACTACATTCTCAACACCTTATGGTGATATGAATGTTGCTCGTAATATTCACTTAGATGGTACAAATATTAAAATGCTAGGTATTAATATGAAGTATGCACATTATCGCCCTCTAGTAGGCAACGGTGTTAACAGAGATACATCTGTTTATGTAGGCGTTCAAACGCTTGAAAACAGTGGTATTGACCGTAGAGTTGACTTAATCTTAACAGAAGCTGGACTTGAGCTAAGTATGCCTGAGTGTCACGCTATCTGGGTATAAGGAGGTTAATTATGGCAAATCCAATGTATGGACAAAATAAGGCTGATAATGCTTTAGATAAAGCTAGAAATGCTTTCAGAGGTTCTTTAGATGTAAAGGTTGCTGGTGATAATACTCAGTTCACATTAGAAAAAGATGATTGTTGTGCAACATATGCAAGTCATCACGCTAATGGTATGGATATTACATTGCCTGCTGTATCTGCTGAAGATGCTGGATTATGGATCAAGATAGAAACTGCTGTGACAGTTACATCAGCTGATTTAATTTCTGTAACAGCTCAATCAGGCGATTTACTTGAAGGTAGTATTATCATAACTAAAGCTTCTGATGCAGTTGCTAATGCGGCTGAATTTGCAGCTGATGAATCTAATGATCTTGTATTCTCTATGAACGGTGGTACAACAGGAGGGTTAATTGGAAGTTGGGCTAAGTTTACTGTTAATGAAAATGGCTATTGGACTGTTGAAGGCTTTCTTTATGGAAGTGGATCTTTAGCTACTCCATTTAGTTAAGGAGGTAGATAATGGCAACCTTAGATAGACAAACATACAAATCAAGTTGGAATCCTAATACCGCTGAAATGGTTATTAAGATTACAGATGGTAATGGTGGTGCAGCTGCAGGTGTATATACTGCTTCGGTGACCATTCCAGCAGGAGCTTATGTCAATGACGTTCAAGTTCATGGTGTAACTTTATGGGATTCTGCTTCTTCATGTTCTATGATTGTAGGTGACGGAGATGATGATAATGGCTTTTATGAAGCCACTAATCTTTTATCTGGTGGCGCTTTAGCCGCGGGTGAAGTCTTTGCATTCAATCATGATGGTGGAGAAAAAGGTGCTTATGTAACTGATGATGACGGTGCATTAGGAGGTTATTCAGCATCTGCCAGGACGATAACTGCAAAGATAACGTCTGGTGGGGCTGGTACAACTGGAGAAACAAGATTTCTTGTTATCTGGTCTAAACCAACTGACACAGTGTCTTCTACTTACGTAGCTTCATAAATAAAAATAGGTCTGCCCCTTCCTCAGGGATATTCTCTCCCCGTAGGAGGGGGTGGGCTTTATTTAAAGAAAAGGATAAATGGCAAATTTTCAAAATCAAATAGAGTCTTTAACCGATCTAACTGTCGGGACTAACCCTACTACAGGAGATATTACTGAATATCTTAAGAGTGGGGTAGTTGAGGTAGTTAATAGAATTATACAGCTAAGACCTCAAGAGATAAATAAGTTTAGTACGACTACTGAAGATACTGGGGCTGGAGTAGCTCAATCAGGTAGGGTATTTCATGTTATGAGAGAACATGATAGTACTACAGTACTTAGGTCATGCACAAGAATAGATCCTACTGAAAGGTATGAAGCTACAGATGTAAATAGTCTTCATTTTAGATCTAAATTTAATCCTGGATATTATCAATTAAATGGTAAGATATTTGTAGTACCAGAAGGAACTTCGACTGGCGATAATAGAGGGCAAGTATCTCAAGTTTATTATGATCAAAGTGTTGCTTTTGGCACTGCAGCAGATGGAATTCTTAACTTCCCATATGAGTATGAGTACTTGGTAGTGTTATATGCAGGTATGAGATCCTTACAGAATAAGATAGGAAGTATGCATAAGACTGTAGAGACAGCATTAGACAAGATAAGTGATTCTCTTTATAATGCTTTAGATAATAGAGATTTGGGAGCAAAAAGATTTAAGCAAGTAAAGACTGCATTAGATAATGCAGGTAAATTATTTGATGGAGATTATCCATCATCATCTAGCGATACATCATCATTTTTAATGATGGAAGATCCAGAGATGGTTAAAACAAGTTTAGAGGCAATTCAGGTAGAATTGGTACATGCAGATACAGCTATTAAAGAAGTTACATCTCTTGCTGATTTACCATTAAAAGAAGCGCAAGGATATATGGCAGAAATAGCTTCTAGAATCGCCAGATATAATGAATTGAAAGCTGAGTATGATGGAGCATTTGCATTAATGGCTCCAAAACAACAACAACAAGCTCAAGGAGCTAGAAGATGAAAATAAGAGAATTTTCAGAAAGAGTAGGAGAGGGAATAGCGACAGGAAGATTAATCGCATATTTAAAAGATGGGTTGGAAGAATTGAATATAATATCCGAAACAGATATACAAACTACCAGAATAGATATAGAGGAAAATAAAAGATTTTATGATCTACCTCCTGATGCTATTAAAATAGTAGATGTTAGGTGCAAGAACCATTTAAATAATAAAGATGAATATAGAAGTATACCAAGAGCGATAGGCAATGTTCCAACAAAGGATGCAGATGGCAAATAGTATAATACCTACATTTCAACAAAATGATGATAGTTTTAGATTTAGGCATAATTTAAATGATCTATTAGGCTTAGCATTAATAGAGGCATTTAATTCTGGCAGGATGGAACTTGGAATGATTTCAGATATAGCTAGAGATAGAGGGACATTTAATATAGGTTATGACTTTGATGATAGTCATAGTTTAGATTTTGGCTATAATACTAGAATGGGTAATATGCCTGTAGATTATAAACTAACATTTAGTAAGAGGTTTTAATGGCAAATAGAAAAGAATATTCATATCAAATTAAAGCTAATAAGCTATCTCTTATTGAGAAAGACTTTACTACTACAGATGGATTAAATTATGTTTACTCTGGAGTGTCTGGAGATGGCATAACAGATGATATACCTTCTGGATCAAGTCATTATAAAAGTCCAATAGAAAGTGTTACTGATGGGCTAGAAATAGAATATGCTACATATAGTTCTATAAGCGATGAATCAGATGATATTCCAGTTGCATCATATATACAAAAAGCATTAGTTTATTACGTTAAAGCTAGGGTCGCAGAAGACCTAATGGATTTAGAAAAAAAAGAATACTTCATGCGAGAATTTAGGAAAATGGTAGAAAAGCATGAAAATGCTAAAGTTGCTGGCCCCAGAATTATAATGTCTGGGAATATGGCAATAAGATAATTATAAAATAGCACATTCACGGTCAAGTCAAGACCTTAAAGTGCGACTCGAAAGGAGAATAAAATGGCTAATTTACACAAACTTACTGTGCAAGAAGCACTAAACTCTACTGGTCCAGGTGGTGTTTGGACTACTAATGCTGCAGCTACTCATGGTGGAACGGGAACAACAGATACTATTCATTTAGATGTATCAGGAGCAAGTCAACTTGGAATATATGCTGCTGGAAGTATTTATTTTAGATTCTCTGCAGATGAAGGAGTAGATTGTAATACATCAAATGACCTTATAATCCCAGGTTCAACATTAACTTTTATAACAGTCCCAAGAGGATTAGGGAGCACTATATACTTTAACCATTTAGGGTTAAGTGCTGTAGCTGTAAGAATAGTGGAGGTATAATATGTTAAATGGAATGTTAAGCTCAGTACCTCCAATAAAAATTGATAGCACTACAGATAGTATGGCTATTGGTGAGGGTGCAGGAGCTCTTTTAGATGCAGATGATGGCAGTAATATAGCAATTGGAACTGATGCTTTATCAAGTACAACAGATGCAGATAGTGGTGCAGATGCGAATATAGCAATAGGTTCAAAAGCAGGGGAAGATATAACTGGTGGTGACAATAATGTATTAATTGGGCATCATGCAGGAAAAGACCAAACAACAGCAGATGATAATGTTTATATTGGTCGTTCAGCAGGTGCAGCAGGTAATGGTTCTAATAATATAGCTGTTGGTTCTTATGCTTTTGATGCAGCAGATGGTGGTGAAGCATATAATATATTGATTGGAAAATCAGCAGGTGGTGATATAAATACTGATGATGCTGATTATAATATAGCTATTGGTTTTGAGGCATTAAAAGGTGGTACTTCTGTAGATGGTAATAATATAGCTATCGGTGCTAATGTTATGAATAATGCTTCTTTTGCAGGAGATGATTGCATTGCTATAGGGCATGATGCTATGCAAGGTGCTGTAACATCAGCAGCAGATGGTGCTGTAGCAGTTGGTTTCGAAGCATTAAAAGCATTAACTGTAGGAACAAAAAATGCTGCAGTTGGATATCAAGCCTTGGCTGCTAATGCAGATGGTGAAAGTAATACTGCATTTGGTTATCAAGCTTTAGCTGCAAATGTTGATGGAAATAGCAATACTGCTATTGGAGCAGATACAATGAAAGTTTTTGAGCCTGCAGAAGATTCAGGTGGTAATACTGCAGTTGGTTTTGCAGCTATGAGTACTGTTAGTACTGGTGTTGGAAATACTGCAGTAGGGAGTACAGCCCTTCATGGTTTAACAAGTGCTAATGGAAATACAGCTGTTGGGTATGATGCATTAAGTGCTGATTGTGGAGAGGGAAATACTGTAATGGGAAGACAAGCTGCTCCAGCTTGTACTGGTACTTTAAATACTGCAGTTGGTTATTTGAGTATGTATACTTCTACAGCTGTAGACAATTGCGCTACCCTCGGATATGGTTCTTTATATACTGCTAATGATGAATCTTTAGATAGAAGTGTTGCTATTGGATTTGAAGCAGCTTATCATAATAATTCACAAAATGGAGCTGCAGGTGCTTCAGCAATAACTGCTGTAGGTTATAGAGCTGCAAGGTATTTAGGAACTATAGATAATGGAAGTAGCACTGCTGGTAATGTAGGTATAACTGCTATAGGATATTTAGCTATGTCAGGTGGTGAAACAGATGATGTAACTAATAACACAGCATCTTATAGTGTTGGTGTTGGTCATTATGCAGGTGGAGGTTTAGCTGCAGGTGGTACTGCTGACCATTTCACTGCAGGTAATGGTGTTTATGTAGGATACTCAGCAGCTGCTAATTTAACTTCAGGTAATGCAAATACTGCTATAGGTAATAGTGCTTTGACTGCTGCGACTAGTGGTGGAAATAATACTGCTTTGGGCTATAGAGCTATGGGAAGTGCTCAAGCTGTTAGTGATTGTGTTGCAATTGGTTCTAATGCTTTGTATACTTTGAATGATGATTCAGGGAATGCATGTGTAGCAATTGGTCATGAAGCAGCTTATAGTGCAGTTGGTCTATCTGGAGCAAGTAATGAAGTTTTTTCAGGCACATATGTTGGTGGTTATGCAGGTAAATATTTAGGAGATACAGATAATAATTATAATAGAGGTAATACTGCTATTGGATTTAAAACTCTTATTGGTGGAGATACTTCAACTGCTGCTAATAATACAACAGTGTATAGTACTGCAGTAGGTGCTTATGCAGGTGGTGGTACATCAACATCTGCATTAACAGCAACAGGAGGTGTTTATCTAGGATATTATGCAGGCACACTAGTTTCTAGTGGTGATTACAATGTTTGTATTGGATATGCTTCAGGTGATGAATTAGCTGATGCTACTAAGAATATATTGATAGGTGCTGATTCAGGTGGCACTATGACTAATAATGTTGGAAATGTGGTTATAGGACATCAAGCTCTTGATGCTGCAGATAGTGGTGAAAATTATAACGTTGCTATTGGTCATCAAGCTATGAGTACAGCTAATGACCCTGAATATGACTACAATATTGCTATTGGTTATCAAGCCTTAATGGGTGGTACTCATGTAGATGGTCAAAGAGACTGTATAGCTATTGGCTCTAATACTTTAGACACTGCTGATAATGAAGGTTATTATAATATTGCTATGGGAAAAGGTGCTATGGGCACAGGCATAGTTTCAGCAGATGATTGTATTGGTATTGGTAGACTTGCACTTGAGGATAATACATCAGGTCAAAATATAGGAATTGGATACCAAGCAGGTACAAATTTAACTGCAGGTGATAAAAATGTTGCTTTAGGTTATCAGGCATTAGGCTCTCAATCTACAGGAGATAGGAATATTGCTATAGGTATGAAAGCTTTATATCAATGCACAAACTCTGATAATGAGGGCGATAATGTTGCTATAGGTCATAAAGCAGGTGAGTTTATTGGTGATGCAGAAAAAAATATTGCAATAGGAACTTATGCTTTAGAATCAGTTACTGGAACACCATTGACTGGTCAAGGTAATGTTGGTGTTGGATGGGAAGCTTTAACTGCTGTAATTACAGATGCACAGCATAATACTGCTGTGGGATATGAAGCAGGTGAAAGTATAACAACTGGAGATTTTAATATTTGCATAGGTTCTCGTTCTGGAGAAAATATAGCAACTGGTAGTAATAATGTTATGCTTGGATTTCATTTAAATGCTTCGGCTGCTGACGTAACACATGAAATTGTTATAGGTGCTGGTGCTGATGTTAGTAATGATTTTGATGGTGCTGGAACAGAAACTTGCAGGATAGGAAGGGCGAGTGATTACATAACAGTTGATTTTGGAGAAAATGCTACTTGGTCACATTCATCAGATATTAGGATTAAAAAAGATATAAGTGATAATGAATTAGGTCTTGATTTTATTAATGGATTAAGAACTGTGAGTTATAAAAAGAAAGCTCCAAGTGAATATCCTAAAGAATTTAAAGGATATAACCCAAATGAAACTGAAAGAAAGAATCCGAATAGAATTCATTATGGATTTATTGCCCAAGAGGTAAAGGAAGCGATGGATAAAGTTGGACATTCTAATTTTCCTATGTGGAGTGAAAATAAAGATAGTATGCAAGAATTAGCAGAAGCAGAATTAATAACTCCTCTTGTGAAAGCAGTTCAAGAGTTATCAGAAGAAATGGAAAAATTAAAATCTAAATGTAAATGTAATTAACAAGGAGAAAGATAAATGAGACCAGAAAACTATAGTTCATTAAAATCAGCATCAAAGGTTAGCTTTTCAAAAAGTGCTGATGATGATGGCAATGATATAATAAGTTTAACTGAAAAAAGGTACAATAGTGCTACAGGTGAAGCTGCAGATGATGCAGTTAATGTAGTTAGAGTTACAGATTATGAACGTGACAAAGCAAGACTTGAAGCAGAGAAAAGTAAAATTGAATCTCAAATCACAGGATTAACTGCAATTATATCAGACATTAACGCACTATAATGCTAGATACATTGAGGACAGCTGGAGCTGGAGTTGCAGCTACATGGATCAATTGTTTTCAGTTGTTACCAGAAGTTGTTTCTGTTGCTGTTGGTATAGCTACCTTAGTATATTTAATTATAAAAATAAGAAAAGAATTATAATAAACAAACAAGGAGAGAAATCAAGATGACTAATGAAGAAAAACTTCAAAACCTTAATAAGCAACTTAAAGAATGTGAAGTAATATATTATAAACTTCAAGGTGCTATAGAGGTATTAACTGAAAATCCTGAAGAGGAAGAAGTTAAAAAAGAAGGAAAATCTAAGAAGTCTAAATAGGAGAGACTATGCCTAATGATAAAGGGGTGATCAAGCGAGCAATTGCCACTCCAGATAAGCATTTTCCGTTAGCGGATATGCCAGCAATAAACGCTCTTTGTAAAGCGATTGAGATTGTTAAGCCAGATATATATGTTGATCTGGGAGATGTGGGAGAGTGGGAAGCTTTTTCTCATTGGAAGTGGAAACGTAAGAAAGCCCCTCCATTAGAGTTCTTGATAAAAGATTTTGATAAAGATGTAAAGGCAGTAAATGCAGGAATGGATATTATAGATGAGGCTCTTGATAAGTCAGGTTGTGGAAAGAAGTATATTACTGAAGGAAACCATGATGATTGGCTTAATCTTGCAGTTGAGAAGTATCCTTATATTCCACAGTATAAGTTTGCTAATGCCGTTAACTTGGCTGATAGGGGGTATACGTATTACCCTTTTGGAAAGCATTTAAAGATTGGTAAATTATATTTTTATCATGGGCATCAATATGGAGGCCAGTATCATACATCAAATCATTTAAGAAAACTTGGATGCAATGTAATGTATGGACATTGGCATGATCTACAACAAATGTCTGCTACTCATATGGATGGACCTAAGTCAGCATGGAGTATTGGATGCTTAAAGAATATGAAAGCTAGTGCCAATGAATGGCTTTCGAATAGGAGAATAAACTGGGCACATGCATTTGCTATAATAGATTTCTATGGTCGAGGTAATTTTACAGTAGATGTAGTTCAAATTATAGATGGACGCTGTTGCGTTTGGGGAGAGATGGTAGATGGGAATAAATAATGGATTTATTTGCAGTATTAGAAAAGTTTGGGATACCCGTTGCAGTAGCTATGGCCTTTGGCTTCTTTATTTGGCGTCAGAATCAATTTATTCAGAACGAGCTGATGGAGGAGTTAGATCAAGACTTTAAACGTCTAGAAATGATCATTATAAAGCTTATAGACCAACAGAAGAAAATGCAGATAGAACAACGAGGTATATTAAAATCGTATCAATCTTTAGTAGAGATTGTAACAAATTTATTAAAAAAGGAGAAGTAATATGTTTGATTCATTAATAGGGCTAGCATCAGGTAATTCAGGATTGCTAATGGGAGGTGGTACAGCAGGTATCATCTTATTTGTACTTAAGAAAGTTCCTAATGACCAGCTAGCAAATATGGTAGAAACATTTGCAGAAACTTGCGGTAAGGTTATGACATTAGGATTTGGTAAATGGAGCTTCAGTAAGAAGTTCTGGAATGGCACAATAGAGCCATGGTTTATTGACCTATTTGATAATATTATGGGTGGATTAGTAAGAGGATTCATCAAAGGATTAAGATCAGATAATTAATAATGGCTAAGAAGAAGAAAGTTTATTCAGTAATGGATGACTTATATGAATGGAAAGATGAGAAGGGTGATGTTAGATTTTCATATATAAAGAAGAAAGGTAAGCACAAACGTGCCAAAATCAGTACTACTAATAAATAAGTTTGAAGGTGGCTTAGTAAATCAGTATGACCCTAGAGACCTCCCAGAAAATGCATTATCAGATGCGAATGGAGTAATGGTTGATGTTCAAGGTAAGATACGCAATATGGGTGGCTCTAAGACTCATGCTATAATAAATAGTGGTGGTGAAATCGAGGGATTCTTTTCTCCTGGATATGGATTATTTGCATTTAATGCAGATCATAATATATCTAACGAAGCCAAGGAGACTAAATTACTTGCTATACAAAATGGTACTGGTATTACAATATATGATGGATCTATGCATACTGATGAAATTCGTATTAGTACTGCTGCTGATGTTAGTAATATACGACCTGTATTTTATTATGTTGATGGAAGGTTAAGGGTTTCTGACTTAAGCCTTAGCAATGTTAAATCCGTTTATCCTAGAAGATATCAATTTATAGATAAAACATGGTTTTATGGAGTTTCTAGCTTTCCAAATGCTACCGCTGGCTTAGGTTATGTAGTTCCAGCAGATTGGTATGATTTAGACTCTTATATATTTCCACCATCTGCTTCTGGGGCTGACAATAATAATGGTCAATTAGTTAATAGAGATGATTTTGCTGTAGAGAATACTGCCCATGGTGATACTGCTGCTTATGGCAAGTTGGGAACTGGAAGCGTTTTCTTGTATGCTGATTACGATAGTACAGCTGGAGAATGGGAGCAAGATAGTTCTCTTCAATTTGGAGCTTCTTTTGTCTATGATGATGATCAGGAATCTCCTATTACTCAATTTTTAAAAGCTAATGGTACAGCTTGTGTATTAGATACTACTAGCGGTGGTGGTGCAGCAGATGGATCTATAAAGCTCCAAGTAGGTGTAGGATTTGATGATGCATCTGAAGATGCTAGTAGTATTCCTTTTGACCCAAGACTAAAAGGTGTCAATATTTATTGGATGGGAGATTCTCTAGGAGTATTTGATGATCCTTTGTTTATGGCATATATGCATTTTGGTACTAGCGATGATGATAAGCCTTATTTTGAATCTCATGCAGGCGATAAGCAAACGGCATTTACTGCGGATGATGTTATTGGCGGTCAGAATAATGCGGTGAAGAATACTAATGCATTGGTAATACCTAAATTGCCTGCTTTGACATATGAACTCAGGACTGGTATTACGCATGGAGAAGAGTCTACGGCGGCCAGATATGCATCAGCTGTAGTTGTTAATAGACGTACCTATATAGGTGGGGTTAAAAGAGTTAAGTTCCTTACAGATTCTAATGTCACCGATGATGGTGATTTTTATACTACTGGGAATTGCAAGAAGCAATGCAGGACTAGAGCGATTGATACCGAGCATGATAGAATGTTGGTTTCTCCAGTTAATGCGTTTGATATATTCCCTAAATCTAACTTTATAGATGTTGCTATTAATGATGGAGAAAAAATAACAGCATTAGTTTCCTTCTCAGATAGATTACTTCAATTCAAAAATGAAAATCTATATATTATAAATATATCTGAAGACTATGAGAGGTTAGAGTCTGAACATAGGTTTATGGGTGTAAATCATGATTATCAAGTATGTACAACTGAATTTGGACCTGTGTGGGTAAATAAGAATGGTTGCTATTTGTATGATGGAGAGAAAATAAATAATTTAATATTAGGCAAATTAAATCCAACAGAATCATCTACAGCAATATCTTTAGGATGGAGTGAGTTTATTGGGTCTAATGGTATGGTAGGATATATACAAGAATTAAAACAGATAGTTATTATGCAAGACCCTGCATCAGCTATCCTTAGTGATGATCTTTATGAGAATACTGGTGATGTTATGATTTATGATATTATGACCCAATCATGGACTAGAGGGGAAGGGCGTGTAAGTGGGCTCCCTAAATCTAATATAGTTGCAAATTATGATAATACTTGTATGTTCTTAAGTCATAGCACAAATAATAGTGAGGTTATATTATCTGACAATATAGTGCCAGCATATGCAGGGGTTAATGCACATTGGACTATAACAAATACCAATCAAAATATGAATGCCAGTAATACCTATCTTACTATTAATGGAGTAAATATAACTAATACATTTAGCTATAGTGCTACTGCAGAAAATGATCGCACATTTAGAGAGGAATTAGCATTTCAGATACAGTCATATATAAATGCTACGGATTTTATTAATACATATGGTTCTGGATCCTTTTTGGTAGATCAAGGCAACCCAGATGATTTTACTCTTGTTAGGCCTTCTTGGGAAATTGAAAGCTCAGATACGTTTAATGGTAATAATATAGTTTTTACAAATACTCCTAGCGGGGCTACTATAGTTGTAGCAAAAGGCGAAATAACTAAAGATACTGTTGCAGCAAGCCATTTTGAAAATGCCTTAGTATACGAGGTAAGTCCTCCTGAGTTGCCAGATAACGTTGCTGACACTTATGCTCTTCACTTGGCATCGACTAGTGAGGTGACAGGTTCTGACTATAGTAACTATCCGCAGATGGTATTATTTTATCATTGTCATCTTGATTTATATAATGTCTTTGCTCCTATTGGTAGTGCTATTAATAGTGTGTCTAGTGGATTATATGGCATAGAGCCACAACAGTATCATTCTAATGGAGATACTATATTTATAAATCCTAATGCAATTCAGATTAAAGTAACTAAGGCTGCTGGTGGTAACTTTGCTGGTCTTCCAGGAAGTAACTCACAGCTTGTTTTAGATACTGCATTAAGCCATGTAGATTTTTGGGATGGAGTTGAAAGTATTGATGGGCTATCTAATATTGGTACCAATGATACTGGATATGGACTTGAAAACGCTGGCACTTTATTTCACTTCCAGAAAGCTTATTTTCAACTAGGGTATGGTAGAGCTGATAATGCTATGTTTGGATGGAATTCATCTCATACACCTTCATGGGGAATAAATACATATATTCCAAAGAATATGCTTCAAGATATTTCTAGTATTAATGTTGACGGTATTAATGGGTCAGGTACTGCATTATCTTTCGGATCAACAGGTCATTGGGATTCATTGATTCCAGATGCTATTACTAGTGTTACTCCTACAAGTTGTATCTGGACAGTTCCAGGATTAGTTTTTAGGGTGACTGGAGATAAAATGATTATAACTATGTTAGGAAGAAAAGCTGACTTATTTGTTCCAGGAGCTCTTTATACTTTAAGCGGTTGCAGTCAAGGCACTATGAATGGTGACGCATTCTTTTTAGATGAATCTGTTGAATATATGCCTTTTGATACTATTGCATCGGGATTTGCAGCAGGCGCACTGTATGAGATACCTGAAGCTCCAGCAGAAAATTGGGGAGATAATGCTTATATTACAAGGTTAACGTTTGAACAAAGTTCACAGCAAAGTGACATAGTATCTAATTGGGATACTTATGTTACTTATGGAGAGCATAATACTGTAACCTTTACTGTTGGCAGTGGACCTGTAAATAGTATACATGTTCCTGGTTCTGCAGCTAGTCCTGGAGAATGGTTATTACATCCAAGAAGAACTGGAAATTTATCAGGAGGCAGTAATTTCTCTGTTATAATTAAAGATAATGATGACGATGATAATAGAATTGGACCATATACAACTAGTTCAGATGATAATGATATGAATGTAACTAATTCATTGCTTCCCTTGATTCAAGAAGCGAGAGCTGCTGGCGGGGCATGGGCATCTGAAGCTAAAAATACTATTGGACCAGGGACTATTAAAGTTGATGATAGTGGTTTAACATTAAAGGTTGCTGGTGATTACTCTCCAACTGGACCAAATGCAGGCTATATAAAAGTAGGTGATTTATTTACATTTGATGATACTGGTGATGATTTTGGCGGAGCCAATACTGGTGATAATATATTTCGAGTTAAAACTATAAGTGAGTATGGAGCAGATAGTGATGCAGGTTTTACTTCTATAGGTATTGCCAGCGCAACAACTGATCCTTGGGGCGGAGCTGCTGGGTCAACTGGAATTACTCATGCTATAGTTAAAGAGGGAGGTGCTTGTGGTACTAACGAATCATTTAGTAATGTAACTGTAACATTTTCTTCTATAAGAATTATAGGCAATGCTCCTTCTGCTACTAGTGTACCTTTAGCTGCAGCTGGTTGGGTTGTTTTAAATTTAGGAGTAAGAGATTTTGACAATGGGTATTCTCATAGAATTTCTGCTCCTATTAATGTAAGAACTAGAGATATAGATTTTGGTTCTCCTAATTCTAAGAAAGCATTATATGGTGTTATAGTAACTTATAAATCATCATCTCTAGTGAATGTGAAATCCTCATATAATAGTGGTTTAGGATTTACAGATTTAGGGACTCTTTCTCCTTCTAATTCATGGACTACTAAAGAAATTACTTTCTCTGGTTCTGGGGCTCCAGTAAAACAATTTTCTCTTATGATAGAATTTGAATGTGAAACTGCTGAATTTTTTGAAATCAATGATATATCTATAGTATATAGGGCAGTTTAATGGCATCTAATAGAACCACTAGAAGACTTGAACATCAGAAGGCTTTTAGAGTTCGTATAGGCTCAGGCCCTCCTAGGAATAATGAAGGATCTGATGGAGAGTTAGCATTAAGATCTACAAAGAGTGGTTTAAAATTATTCGCAAAACATAGAAATCGATGGTATATCGTCGGAGAACAGTCTCTTGGGATATTAGGTGGTAGAGATGGAGATGAGAGCTTACAGGTGCATAATATGGCTTCTGGGACTACAATAAACTCTAGAACTGGTAACCTTAATATGGGTGGAGCTATTGTATTTGGTAAGGTTAATACAGGTGTAGCTCAAAAGGGAGAAGCTCAATCAAAATTATATGCTGCTGGTAGTGGTAATGTTAACTTTGATGTTGCAGGAGATTTAACTGTAGATGTTAAAGGAGGACAGTTTACAATAGAGAGTTCTGCTGCTGGCGCTCTTGACCCAGACTTAATACTTATAGGCCAACATAACAGTGCAGCAGGATGCCCAACACTTCAATTTGAGGCTCATAGGAATGGTACTGATAACAGCCAAGATAATGATATTTTAGGTGCTTTAGATTATTTTGGATATAATGATAATGGCGATAGAACGCAATATGGTCGCTTGATGTGCCAAGCTCTTGATGTAACTGATGGTGATGAGAGAGGTCATTTTTATTGGCAAGTCATGACTAATTCAGCTAGCGGTGGAGGGTCAGGTTTAATAACAGGATTAGCATTAGCAGGCAGTACTACTGACGATGTAGTTAATGCAAATATAGGGTCTGGGACTACATCCACTACAACTGTAGCTGGGAATTTAGATATAGATGGAACTGAAATAACAGCAGCAGGTAACTTAACTATTAATCCAACAGGAGATTTAACTATTAATCCAGGTGGTAATGATGCGTCATTTCTTAATTTAAACACTCTTACTATAGCTGGTGTTAATGATACGGCTGACCCTAAGGTAAGTATATATAGTACCCATAATGGTTCTGGTGGCCCTATATTAGAATTTATACATATACCTATTGATAGTTCTGAAGCAATGAATGATAAGTTAGGTAGATTGCATTTTATAGGTAGAGATTCAGATAATAACACAACTACTTATGCTGAAATGGAAGTGCTTATAGGTGATGTAACTAGTGATACAGAATCAGGTTTGCTTAAAATGAAAGTTATCACTGAAAATTCTTCAGCGCCAGTATTGACTACTGGATTTATATTAGCAGGAAGTAATACTAATGATGAGGTTAATGCATGGATTGGAGCTGGTACAGCGTCAGTAACTACTATAGCAGGTGATTTGGATATAGATGGGGACGCAATAACAGCCCCAGGCAATCTAACTATAACTCCAGCTGGTGGGCAGCTGACTTTATCTACAACAGGTAGCGCATCAAGACCTAATTTAGTAGTAGAAACAAATGATAATGGTACTGAAGCAGGATGGCTTGCATTCATGCATAATTCAGATAGTCCTGCAGTTAATGATACTGTAGGTCAAATTAGATTCTATGGAAAGAATGATGCAAGTCCTAATCCAGAGAGTAATGAATATGGAAATATAAAAGTTCAAATTGGAGATGAGACAGATGGTACTGGTGCTGGTAAAATGTACCTTGGAGTACTTACTAAAGATAGTGGTGGTACTGGAGATGGAATACAAACTGGATTCTCTCTTCAAGGTACAGATACTAATGACATTGTTGATTGTTCTATAGCTACTGGAGCTAAGTTAAATTTTGATACGTTTGGAGATACATATATTGTAGAAACTAATGCAGATGAGTTATCATTCTTTGTTGGTGGAGTTTGCATGTTTAGGTTCAATGAGAATGGATCTGATGGGCAGCTTTCTCTTTTTAGGGCTGGAGCTGTTGGTTTTACTAGAAAAGAAGCAACATTTAGCGCAACAACAGTTATAGGATCAGGTGGAACAGATGATACAGATATAGATTTTAGATTTAGCAATAAATATAGACTTGAAATGACAGGCGATATAATTAATATGAATTTAATATTCCCAAATGCATCAGGTAATTTTACTTTAGTATGCACAACTAATGGTGATCATGATGTTTCTAATTGGAAAGTATATGAGTCTGACGAATCAGCTGCAACTACTACAGATGTTATGTGGGCAGGTGGAAGTGTACCTGCGTTTACTAATAACGGTATAGATATAGTTACTTTTTATTGGGATTCTACTGAAGAACAATGCTATGGAGTTGCATCTCTAGCATTTGCTACACCATAATGATTAAGCAAGAATGGATAGGTAAGACATGCCGACTATGACATTAACTGTTGATGCTATTGGTGGTGGTTCAGGAGATTGGTCTGACAGTGGCACTAATCCTCTTACATCTAATGATGGAACAACAGCTGCTGGCTCATCTTATGTCCATTCTAGTACTAATGGTGGGACAATTACTGATATATCGGTAACAAATCCAAGTGTTTCATCTGGTGATATAGATTCAATTACTTCTGTTAGATTCTTAGCTACTGGCAGATGTCCTGCAAGAGGTTCTGGTGGGAGTGATGTTGATTTTGAATTTGATACTCCATCAGGCTTTTCAGAAACATTAAACTTTTTTAATAACTTAAATTATGAAGTTGAATATGGAACTACAAGAACAGCAAAACCTGATTCTAGTGCTTGGAGTTATTCTGATATTGAAAATTTATTATTCAATATTACCAAGAATGGAACAGCATTAGTTCATATATCATACTTTGCTGTTGAAGTTGTGTATGTGTCAGCAGCAGCAGCCCCTAGTGATAATGCAATATTTTTTGGGACAAATTTTTAGTTGCTTTTATATCAGAGAATATATTAAATTCCTTGGATAACTTATATCGATTTAGGAGATAAACATGTCACAAGCAAAAGCCAGAGCAATGTTAGCCGAAGCTCAAATGAGTGCTCAAAGAGAAGCCAGAAAAGAATATGAAGATAGAATGAACCAAAATCAAGCTGCTGCTGAAGCTTCTTTTTGGGGTGGACTTATGGGTCAAATAGGAATACCAGCTCTTGCTGCATGGGCAACAGGAGGTTTATCTTTAGGGGCTACTTCTGCATTGGCAGGTATTGGTAGTTATGCTGGTTCTGAGATAGGAGAGCAGTATGGAGGGGGAGTAGATGCAGGTCCATTAACTAATAGAGGTTTTGGCACTGAACAAAGATTAGCTTATGAACAAAATTTAGAAGATGTATATGGCGGGTTTGACGAGAAACAATGGATGGATGCTGGTCAAGCAGCTATCACAACAGCAATAGCTGGAGGAGTAGGTGACGCATGGGAGGCAAGTGCTTTCACTCCAGAAGAACTAGCAGCAGGAGTTGAAGTTCCATCTGGAGCAGTACCTTTTGGTGCTAGAATTGGTAAAACATTAGGTAGTAAATATAAATTTGATCCTTTATCTTTTATTCAAAGAAAGCAAGAAGGTAGATAATGACTTTACCAGAATATTATGAAAGTGGTAGTTTAGGCACTGTTAGTGATTATTCTCAAGGTTATGGAGTAGAAGATCTTGACGAACTTTATGCTGGATTTAAAAGTATTTATGATGTGTATGCAAATGTTTGGAATTCTGATCTTGTTCCTGAAATGTATGACTATGCTTTAGGGGCACAATATGATCCGTCTAGCGAAGAAGAACTTATTAGAGATCAGTATGGATTAGACTATAAATCATATAGACAAAGCTTAAAAGATATAGATGTACAAAGCAGACAAAATTTAAAATCTACTCGTGGCTCAATAGGTAGATCTGGATTTGCTGGCGGAGGTGGAGCTTCTAAGGGTATTTTTAGTGGGCTTAAATCTAGCGAACTAGCAAAGAAAGCGGCAAAAAAGGGATGGGAAGCTACACAATTAGGCCATACTGAAGATATATATTCAAAGAGAGAAAAGTATAGAGAAGATCTATGGAATAGATATCAAGCATTTGCTACTAAAGCTAATCTTTCTGAGTTTATAGGAACAGAGCAATACAGAGATGAAATAGGTGCAGCTATGGAGGGTGATGATAGGTTGCTATGGGAAAGATTACAAGATGATGTTTGGTAAATTAGGAGAATAATGAACGGATATAACCCTGAAGAATTTGAAGATTTAGATCTTCCTTTAGATCCATTAGAAGAAATCCCTGATTTTGATGCCTTAACTTATCAATATTCAGATGAGGCGAGAGGAAAATTTCTTCCATTTATATCTGACTATGATCCATTTAGGGAAAATATGCTAAAGAATCAAGCTAAGTTGGGTGCAGAACAATCTCAGTTAAAATATGAATCTGATAAATTAGCAGCTTTAAATTCTTTAAGAGAGGTTGGGAAAGCCAAATCTAAAGGAGGTTTCTCAGGCGCAGGTGCATGGCAAGATATGAATAATATTCTTGTAAATTCAATAACTTCTGATGCTATGTCTAAAAATATAGGTATAGCTTCAGAGTTAATAAGCGCTAAAAAGGGAATCAGTAATTTAAGAGAAGAGCATGTGGATGACTTATGGGGGCTATATACAGACTTCTTGCTTACAGATCCAGAATTAAGAAGCGAAGATTCAGTGGGAAGTTATCCAGTAATTGGCCAAGATTTGGGTGGATTTTTTTCGGATATATTAGATCAGGCAGGTGTTACTGTTAGTGATATCTATGAGAGTATTACTCCATGGAATGACGACTGTCCTCCATGGGATTGGAATTGCTGGTAGATTATGGCCATTAAAAGACAATCAAGAGCAGTTAGTATGTTGGAGAATTTTGTAGCTGACTTACCTCAGTTAATGATAAGCATGCAAGCTAATGCTAGTCGTAATGCATTAGAGAGAGAAAAGATGCGTAGCCAAGAGATGATGGCACTAGCTGAATTAGAATTAAGTAATCTTGCTACTACTAGGCAAATAGAGTTAGAGAAGGCAGAAGACTATAAGCAAAAAACAATTGATCTACAAGAGCAGACAGGTGCAATAACTACATCGCTTCAAGATCTGTCTGATATTAATGCTACTTCAAATTATAATTCAGTTGAGGTTATGGATCAAATACTTGGCGGATATGAAGGTGTATTAGAATCTGGGATTAAAACATCAGTATTAAATACAAAAGCTCTTGCAGATGAAAGAGCTACATGGCAAGCTAGATATAATGCTGCGGCTGCTAATAATGCTATGGCTGATAGATTAAATTTAGAACTTTCACATAGTTTAGATATTATAGCTGCTCAAGGAGATATGCCATATAGATTTGAACAGGGAGATAAATCATTATACTTTGAAAATACTATCGCTCCAAAGCTTGAAGCTGAAGGGAAGGGCGAATTGGAGATAGCAAATGCTAGACGTATATGGTCAGGCATGGCATTAGATACTCCAACTAAACAAGAGGTAGAAGAAAGATTTAAAGAGCATGTTACTGGTGAACTTACAACTAGATTAGATACAAATTATGCTACCATAGGAGCCTCTTGGGCTGCCCTTAAAGGCGAAGAGGGAACAGATATAGATGCATTAGAGTCCTTAATGTCTATTTCTGAAGAGGGAGAAGATGCATTTGATGCATTAACAGACGAACAGAAGCTTTCATTAGGTGGAGAGATATCAGCGTCTCTTATGCAACCTGATGGTATAACATTTATGGGTTACTTAAATTCACCTGAAGGTAAAACAATTGAACCATACTTAAGAATGATGAGAGGATTTGATATAGCATTAAATAATATGCAAGATGATTATTCAGGTTATATGAATCCATTAAACCTAACTAAGCAGCTAGAAGGCTTTAATGTAAATAATGCTGTAGGTGATATATTAAATCAAACAACAGACCCTAAAGAAGCATTTAGATTATTAGAGAATATATATAGTGAGCAAGGAATTACAGATAGTGCTACTATGGATGCTTTATATGACAGTCTAGCTGCAGGTGGTGAAGCTGTATCACCAGGATTTTCAGATGCTATATATCAAGTAGCATTAGGTGAGGGTGACGATGCATCTACAGAACTTGAGATGCTATCTGGTGATATTGATGCACTTATAGCTAAGAGAGATTTAATACGTAATAGTGAGAATCCAGATGAAAATCAATTAATATCATTAAATAATCAAATAAAGAATTTAGAAAGACAGAGATCTGGAGCTGAAGATATAGCTAATATAGCAGAATTAGTATCAGCTACCAAAGATATTCAATCAAAGAGAGCAAAGATCACAACAGCTAAAAAGGGAGCTATTAGTGGATTAACTTCTGCTATGTCAGAATCTCCAAAGTTAAGAAAAGCAATGGCGGATATAGTAGGAATTAGTGGTCGTAGGCTTTTAGAGTTAGGGGATACTGGCTTAGCAAATGAAATTATAAATAGAGCAAAGCAAAATCCTAATATGTTAAATGAATTACTTAGCATTGTCAGATCAGAAGCTAAAGAGTGGGCTGGCAGAGGACTTAGCGATAATCCTTTTTCTTGGGTTGGTACCAAGATTGGCTTATTAGGGGACCCAGAAGATGCAGAGCAAATATTAACTGCCTGGAAAGATTTTGAAGAAGATATTATGGAATATACGAGCTTGACAGGTACACCTATAGATAGGTCTGCTGCGCTAAAAGCTTTAGAAAAAATTGGAGAGTAGATAATGCCTTTACCAACTAGGTATTTCGATAAATTACAAGAAGATAAGAATAGAGTCGAAAGAGACCGCAAACGTACAGAGAGAAGAGTAAATCCTACTCTTCCTAATCTACCAACATTTGATCAAGTTATGGACTCTGCCTCAAAAGATGAGAATTGGGGTAGTGCATGGGATTTTATTAGCCAGACAGGACTAGGTCTTGCGTCTGGTATATCATGGGGAGCTACAGAATATCTTGAACCTGATATGGAAGAAGGTCAAGAACGATCTAGATTAGGTCAAGCTGGGAGAATAATAGGTGAAACTGCTGGATTATTTGCTCCTATCGTTGGTCCTTTTGCTGCTATGGGTAAGGCTGGTAGCCTTGTCACTAGAAAGGTAGCTACAGAGGGTGTAGAAAGTATTATAAAAAGAGGTGCTGCTTCTGCTGGGAAAGCAGTAAGCAATGTTAAAGGCAAGAAAGAGTCTATTGCTGTTGTTAAAGCTGCTGCTGAGATAGCTAAGAATACTGGCAAGAAGACTAGTTCCGTGTTAAGTGAGCTTGATAATAAAGTTAAGCTTGGATTAATTAAAACTGGTACAGATGATGGTAGTTTAAAATGGATATATAACCTAAAGGGTAATGCAGATCAAAGAAGAGAAGGCCTACAAATGCTTACTCTACGCTCACAGCATGCCATTAAAAAGGCTTTTGAAGATGTAGGTATAAAGAACATAGGTGCAGACGATTTAAGCAGGATATCGGACGATTTTATGGAGCACATGGGTAGCGGTAAACATATCAATGAATTAAGTGAATGGGTTGCTACTAAGTTTGCAGGTGAATCTGCAGGGCCATTAAGAGATGTATTAGGTAAATACTTAGGCATGGCATCTCAAGACGTTATGATGATGGGGGCTCATGGTCTTATAAGTGGAGCTGTTATGGCTCATGCTAGAGGCGAAGAGTTTGGTTTAGCTGAAGCTGGGCATGTAGCAAATCATTCTTTATTAATGGGATTAGCATTTCCTATTATAAGAGCATTCCCTGGAGGTGGAAACGAATCTCTTGCTAGGAAAGTTAGATTATTAAAAGCAACCTATGGTAAGTCTAATTATGCAAAAATTACAGAAGAAGCTGGAGAAGATGCTACTAAAGGATTGTTAAAGATAATGCTTAAGGGTGGTAAATTCGATATATTAAACTCATCAGAGTTAGCTAAAAGACATTGGAAGGTAGGAAAAACTACTTATAAAAATGCAGAAGATATAATTAGGAAGATGGATAAAGGTGAAGTCCCTATGGACCATGTGCATTCTTTACTGAACAGTGTTAGGGATTTAACTGCTAGAAAGCTTAACAAAGAATGGTATGGTAAGTATGCTTATGACTTTATGGCATCCTCTGGTCGTATGGCTGCTGGTGTAGCTGTTATGAACTATGGTTTATTCTCTACTGGTGCATTTAATGATTTAAATCCAGAAGAATTAGGTATACATTTATTAATGTCTGCCGCTATGACTAAGAGTAGAGGTCATTGGGGACGCCAAGAGTTAAATCAGTATATGGCTGACTTTACTCCAGAAATGGAGACATTACACCTATTAGGATTAAGTGGTAATGGATTAAAAGATATTATCCCAATGTATAATGCTAATGATGTTAGTGCTAAGTTTGGTAGCTCTATCAATACGCATCCAGTAGGAGCTGAGATACATAGACTATTTAACGAAGCATTTAATATGAAATCATTTACTGGTACAAGTAAAGATTATGATCCTATGAAAGCGCATAGATTAATTGCTGAGCTAAATGATATAAATAAAATGATGGAAACTTCTATGCAGGACCCTGGTATACAAGGTTCATACACACCTAGAGATGCTAGATTTTTAGGTAAAGAAGGATTGACATGGCTTGAAAGTCAACTTAAAGGATTAAAATTTGAAGACGGAACATCACTTAAAGACCTTCATGCTGGTGGTGTTCAAAGTAGATTAACTCAAGATACTGCTGCTGGTGTATGGAGGGTATATAGAGATATGATTTTACAGTTCAGAGATTCTGCTGGGCTAAAAGTTGAAGAATTAAATAATGGAAGATTAAGAATTGATGATTTTACATGGGATAATGCTAGTAATTTATCTGATGTGCATAATATTGTAAAATTCTTTGCTGATAGAGGCTATATAGAAACAGGTGCTAGCACAAGGAAATATAAATTTAATGCTGATACAGAGAAAGTCGTTGAGGAGATAATAGAATCTACTAAGGGTGTTCTAAACAGAGAACATGGAGTAGGTAACTATAATTTTGATATTCTAAATAACCCATACACGCAACTTGTTAAAGCTGGAAAGACATCTGAAGCATTAGATAAGATGTTTAAGATAATGACTAGAAGAACATCTGAAGAGATTGGAAGTGTAGCAGATGAAGCTATTGGTATTTCAGCAGATCAATTATTTATAGTTAACGATAATGGCAGTAGGTATAGACGTAATATTAATGATTATGAGATAAAATTTACAGATAAAGAGCTTGAAACTATGGGAGCAAATGAAGTAAGGGACCGTGCTGATAGTGTAAGAGATTCATTATCTCCTTTATTTGAATTAATGAAATGGACAGCTGGAGCTCCATCTAGAAATATACAAGGCAAAACTGAGATAAGCTATAAAGATGCAAAGTTATTAGCAGAACAGTTTGATAAATTTAGGTTGCAAATGCCAGTAGAATTTAGAGCAAACTTTGATGGTGTTGCTAAGGATTATTTTATAAAAAGAGTAATGGAAACTAGGAACTATGATAGACGATCACTTAATACTGTATTAGAGATAAGAGATAAATGGAACCTAGAAATTACTAAAGAAGGTAAAATAAAAATGTTTTCAGAGGAAGGCTTAGAGAGAATGTTGGGCCCAGAGACTTCTGAAGGCGACAGACTTAAAGCTGGGGAGATGTATACAAATATTATTAGAGCTATTGGTAGAGAGCATATTGAGTTTTCTGATTATATAATTGAGAATACTGCAGCTGATGCATTCAGAAAGTTTGATCTTTCTGATATAGCTAGTATACATAGCACTTTAAAGGATAGATCGTTCCAAGATTTTGTTAACTTTGGTAAAGAATCATTAGCAAATATACAATTTGAGGGGTCAAAATTAAATAAGAGACTCTTCCAATTACAATTAGATATAGGTAGACTAGCTGAAGATATCGGGAAGTCTGGGTATGACCATGAAGCAGCGATTAAAACTATTAAAGATGAAGTAGAAATACTTTCCACAAGGAATAAAGACTCTGAGAAGTCTGAAATGAGAGATAAAAATCAAGAGCTTTTTGATACTGCATTAACTCAATTGGAAATAATAGAGAAGAGAATGAAAAGAATTCCAGATGAGGGGATTGAGCAATTTAAAGCTGATGAGACTATACCTAGCGTAAATGAGGTGATAAATAAATTAATTACTAATACCCAGTTATCTGAGGATGCATTCATTGGGATAGTTAATCAGCTGATAAATAAAACTAGAGCTGGAAAAGAGGGATATAGTAGATCGGAATCAGAAGATTATTACAATACTCTAACTAAAGAGCTTATGAAAGAGCTTAAAAATCTAGGCGATAAAGAGGTTCCATTTGAAGATTTAGTTAATGCATATAATGAATCTGGGAGTTGGACTAAATTTATGGATCTTGCAGAGTCTATTAATTTAAGGATAGCCCAAGCTAGAGCAGAGAAAGATCCACACGCAGCAGAGTTTAATAATATATACAATGAATTAGAAGTTCAATCTGTTGTGCATAGTTCATCCAAGAATCCATTGGAAGTTGCGAAGAGGTATAATTTATTAAGTCTTAAAGATCCTAATAAGGTTGATGAGACATTTGCTGACTTAGTTGCTCAAGGTAAGCTTAATGAGGCTGTGGATCATGGAGTGACTAAGATTTTAGAAATAAAAGATTTAAGCAATAAAGAGAAAACTGAACTCTTTGATCAATGGGTGGACAAAGATTCTCAATTCATGCTATTAAGATTAACTAATTCAGAGGTTGTACCTACTATGACATTTAGAAAGGGCAACACAGAAGTAGGTGATGCTACTGGGAGGAAGAATGCTAATAGTGATTTCTTTAATAGGAAGCATCAACCAGATGCAGATCAATTTAAATACGATGTCTTCTTTCTTGATAATACTTTAGTAGTAACAGAAGGAGGAAGAGATAGAACTTTATCTATCAATGATATAGTTGGAGGTCCAAGTGGTGTAACTCCAGAGGGGGTTTATAAATATATACAGAACGCAATTAATAATTCTACTATGACTCCTAGAGCCTTAAGAGAGTTTGTTAATGAAAGATTAGCAGCAGGTGAGCCAGTAACTGCCAAAGATATTAAAATGTGGAATGATGTTACCACTGCTGCTACAAATTATTTAACATTTATGAATCTATCTCCTAAGGCTAGAATATTATTTGTTGGCTCTCAAAAGAATATAGATCTTCTTAATAAAGATTATGAAGCATGGTATAATAAAAAGCTATCTTATTATAATAAAAAGAACAAATCTTTAGGCGATGTATTTAAAGAGATGTTTGAGGGTGTTCTGGAAAAGGGAGATTCATCTAGGTCGTTAGAACTTAAAATGCTATTAATGCATAGCGATCATACAATGCGTGGTGAGTTTGATAAGATGGTTAACCAGGTTAAAGATAATGCAGCAAATATTGATGTAAGGAAAACATTAGCTAATATGTATAAGCGTGGGTATATAGCTGATGGCGGTACAAGTAATATTATTAATAAAGATATGAACAGATATATTGGCGATATAACTGCTGATGCTGATGTAAGAGCATTATCTAGAAGGTTTGCAAAAGATCCTAATTCATTAAATATAGCAGCATTACGTGACGAAGCAATGGGTGGAGTTGATGATCCATTTTATAATAAAGAAAGAGTTATTAGGGCTATAGATAATAAGCTTAAAGATCCTAATATCTCAGAGTTTGAAAAGATATCTTTAAATCAACATAGAGCTGATGTGGAAAGAGGAAGGTTTGACAGTCTCGAATCGTCTAGTGTTGATGGAGGTATACCTATTAGCAAAGAATATGCTAAATATCTATGGGAAGCTAATGGTGGTCGTATAGAAGACTTTAATGGCATGAAGCCTTATATAATGTCAGTAGGTGCTGGTAACAATCTCTTAGGTAAGGGATTCTTGTATTATGATCCAGCTATCAACATACCTAAGAATGTTCATATGTTAGTGCCAGAATCTGCAGCTAAATCTATGGCTGGCATATCTCTTTCAGGTAAAGATATACAAGCTCTCAAAATATCAAAGAATAGTAGTGATTGGATGGCTGAGTTAGGTAGCATATCAAAGGATAATATAATGAGTATTGACTTTTCTTCTGTTGGAATAGGATTTACAGGTAAGAAAGTTGATGGTGTTACTATATCTAATTCAACTGGAGACCTTCAAAGTTCTGCTTATATTGCAGAATTAAGGGCTTGGCAGGGTTTAGAGTCAACTATTGAAAAACTAAGTAATTTCCATAGAGATCATTCTGGAGCTAAACAACAGATCGCTGAGTATTTATTTCAACTTAAAGAAGACCAAGGGTTTCAATATACACAAGGTTCTATGGGCTTAGCTAAAGCTATGGTACAATCTAGGATGAGTATAGATAATCCTGTATTAAAGACAGCTGTTGACAGGTTAATTAGAAGCAAAGATTTTGAGTTTATAAAAAGGCCTACAACAAAGAATGGGGAAGATGCATTCATAATACCTAATTCAAAGGGTGATTTATCTATGCCTAATATAGTTGAGGTTCAAAGTGCTAAATTATACAAAGATAAACCTTTAAACGAAAGAGGATCTGAGATTATCACTGATAGAATTAACGCTACGCATGGTCAGATAGGTGTATCACATTATATGATGAATAGAACTAAGCATAGAGATATATCTAAATACTCATTCGTATATAATGATTCTGGCATTGATGTGATAATAAATTATGATGGGAAAAACTTTAGAACAACCAGTCCATTGCATGATAAATATGCAGGATATAATGTTCGTGGTGATGATACTGGAGCTGTAATACCAAAAGCAGATAAATCTAAATTAGCAACAATTTCAAAGGTATTAAAATCAATTAACTCCATTCGTAATCTTACTGCATTGCAAGTACATAACTTTATAAAGAATGGTGTACTGACTAAGAATGGGCAGACATATGTCTTATCTAAACTATCAGGTGTTAAGAAGGTAGAGCTTGATAAATTAAATCTTGAGATGGGGGCATCAGGTATAGCCATACCACTTAAAGGTTATGATAAAGCATTCCATAGAATTGGGAAAGTTTTAAATGAAAATAAGAATGGATTAGTAGAGATTAATGATTATGATACTCGTATAATTCATCAAAGAGATTATGATGGTGATCACTTTTATGTTTATTTAGATAAATCTCTTAGGGCTATATCTGAAGATGTACAAGTGAATGGAAGGGTAGTTGATTTTAGGCAATACAAGGCAGAGATGAAGACTGGGCATGAATCTAATCAGTATGGCTTTAATTTAAATGAGAATAGATTTGTTGCTGGTGAGGTTGATGGTGAAATAGGGCATTCTAAATATGGAGCTATAGTCCATCAAAAGCAGAAAGCTATCGGTGCCAATATAGGAAATAGAAGTGCACTATCTTTCTTAACTAGACTTGGGTTTCATAATACTAAAGATAAGACAGAGATTTTTGATTTAAATAATATCAAAAACTTAGAGGTCGGTGGCGACGAATTTGGCATAGCATTAAGGATGTTGTATGCCGCCCAAACTGGAGTAGATGTACATACAGCTACACCTGAGGTTATGAATCCTAAGCATGGAAGAAATACTATTACTAATTTTTCAGTTTTAGGGGATAGACCTTCGAGGGCTGTTGCTGGAGAAATAGCGGATCCTACAACACATAATGCTTCCAGGTTAAACGTATTTAAAAAGGGATGGAATCCAGATAAAAATGAAGGGCAGAAAAATTTACAACATTGGACTGACCAGACAGTAGGTAAGGATATTGTAAGGATTGTACTTAGAACATTAAAGAAAACTAATGCCATTACTAACGAAACATATGATACTGCTGGGAAAAGACCTCCTGAGCCATCAGAATTACGGGCTATAGTTAAAGATTTAAGATTATTCCTTTCGAACCCAGATCAATTTTTAGTTTCTAAATTAGTTAGAGAGTACTCAAGGATAACAGATTCAGCTTTAAGAGAGCAGAGATTGAGTGAATTGATGGGATTCTTTTATGGTTACAAAGTTGATGCTATTACTCATCCAACACAAAGAGCAGATTTTATTAAAATGTTACGATCAGGTAAAGCTTGGAGATTACCACAGACCAGAAGAAGATTCGCCTTTAGGGATGATATATCAAAAGAACCTAGTATAACTCAAAAGCTTAAGATTGGCGCAGCTGAGCATTTAGGTGCTAATAGTTTAGTTGATATGGTTAATAGAAAGTTTTATACTGATTTTCAATATGCTGATTATACAAATTCTGATGGTAAGCTTTTCAGGAATGCTGGTATAGCCGTTGATGATATAGTTAATAGGGTTGAATTCTTAAGATTGTTTGGAGAGAATATTGCTGATGGTGACTTTAATTATGGTAGCTTAGTTAAATTTGAGAGAGACGTATATAATGACAACGCTGTTAACAGAGGATTAGTGCATAATATATTAGAGGTTGAGAATAATAACTTAGCTAATCAATTAAGATATTTAGCTGAAGAAAGATTTACTAACCCAGAGAAAATTACAAGGATGAGAGATCGTAAAGATGCTATATCTTCAGCGTTAGATTCATTTAATAAGCAATACTATGAAAACTTAGTTGCAAAAGATACTAAAAATCAAAGAGTAAGAAGGCCTGTTACATTTAGTCCTGAACAGAAAGCTGCTGGGGTATTCTCCAAAACTACAAAGCCATCAAGTAAGGTTTATGTATATAAGGTAAGATCTGACTTTTTTAATGCTGCAGATCGTACAATTGATTGGAAGAAAATTGAAAGAGTTGGATGGGTAGATCCTAAATCTTATAAATCTTCTGATAGAAGTTATCAAAGGGATGAAGGGTATTATTATATAGAGACAAAGAATCCATCAATAAGAGAGTCTGTTAATACTGCTGAAGCTAAGTATGCTGATGCCTTACAGAAATTAACATTCCCAGTAGGTGATGCACAAGCTGTATTTAGGGATTATAGTTTAAGACTTGAGTTTTTAGATTCAGTTGGTATACTTAAAGGGGAATTAAGCACAAACTATAGAGATACTATGAGCTTAACTCAGAAGGATAGAAATATGGCTAATCTTCAATGGTCTGCATCGTCAGCTAGAGAGGAAGCTATTATAAGAGAGTTCTTCCATGGTACTAAAGATGGAAAAAGAAGAGGTTGGTTAGAAAGATTGTCAGAATTAGGACTCGGTGAACAAGATGCATATGAATTTCTGTTACATCATATAGTTAAACCAACTGCATTAACTGGTCGATATAAGACCGTTACTATGCCAGGTGAAGGTAAACGTCCAGAGAGAATAGATCTACCGTTTTATGGCATGAATAAGCGCCTTGTACGTACAATGCTACGGTATTACTACAATACAAAAGGTACAGATAAGATTGCAGATAAATTTGCTAAAGAATGGCAAAGAGTTGCTGATGGTGGTGATATAAATGTAGATGACTTTATATCAGGGCATCAAATGATGTATACTAATAAATATAATTTTAATAAGCTTGGTGAGAATATGTCTTTTATTAAAAATTTACTTGGCCCAGGCTTCCATAGTCCATGGATTGAAGTTCAAGCTAATAGATACGGACTTGAGCACTGGAAGACTAGTACTATGAAGGGTGGTACTGGTAAAGATAAATACAAAATAAGGCAGCCTAAGAAATCAAGAAAGGTTTGTGAATAATGACAAGTTTTATATGCGCAGATTCAGACTTAGAGAATAATAGATCAGAAATAGATCGTTTAACTAGGAAATGGCAAGATTATAGAGGTAATATCTTTAAAATCCATGGTGATGGTCCAGTATCTGAAAGATTATTTAAAGAGTGGGGAGAAGCTATACTTGAGAAACCTGTAGATCCTAATTTTATTTTAACTAAACCAGAGATAGCTAGATTAGAATTAGAAATGAAGAAATATGATAAGAAAATAGCTGGAAGATTTATAAATAATAAAACTGAAGACTACTTTTTTGTACCAGAAGGTATATCTAGGAAGGATCCATTAGCTAGAAATTTCTATCAACAATTACATAAAGCAACTAATTTTGAACGTGTTAATTTAAGTAAAGCTAATGGTTATAATAAGGCTTTAGGATATCATATGAGGGAAGCTTATATACAGGCTGGATTACAGGGAAGGTTTACATTAGGAGTAAAGCATTTTAAGGAAATTCAAAGACTCCAAATAGAATTACAGAAAAATGACAATATAGATTTACGCCATAAATATGAAGAAGCTTTGGTAAAGGCATTAGATGCAGATAATAAGCGTGGTCATGGTAGTATATTAAATCAATTTAAAGAGCTTATGACTTTAGATAATAAATCTTTTGCAGGTAAGAACTTAAGAAGGTCTGATGGTCAAAGATATGATGATAATGTATATTTAGCTGCAAAGAATAGCAGGGCTATGCTGGGTGAGATGGGTAATGTTATGATTAATGGCCTTGGATACCTTAGAGATGCCGTTAAATGGAAGTATATGGGCACAAATGATCAGAAGCTATTAGAAGCTAATGGGAAGTATAGAAACTTTGATAAAACTATTAATGAAGCTATTCAAAGAATTAAAATTGGTATGAAGGAAGGCGGATATTTACCTAGTCATGTCATGTCCGATCTAGTTAAGATGAAAGATGTTATGACAGAATATATGAATAATAATGTTTCCGATAGAAGAACTCAAAATAGAGAGCTATCTACATTAGAGGATACTATAAACTCTATCACATATGAAGCTATTCCTGAGCATGCTAGACCCGCTCATGCTAAGATTAAGCAGTTATATAATGAGAATCCTATATTTGTACTACAACAATACGCGTCAGATGCTATTGGTTTCAATAAACTAAGCTTTATACAATCTAATTATCTTAAGACTATGAAACATTTATCTGAATCCAAATTAAAAGATGGGGAATGGGTAAAAGGCATGGAGAAATGGATTAGTGAAGAATTCCAAATAGCTACTGAAGGATTAACAAGTAGACCAGACTGGGTTAATAATGTAACCAGAACTTTACAGGGTATACAGGTTGTTAGGACTATGGGACTTAACTTAACAGGAGCTATTGTTAATGCTACTAGTGTTCAAATGGCTGCTGCTCATATGGGACTCAGTAAGATATTAAGGACCAATAAAGAGTATCTACATGGAATAACAGGACAAGTTACAAAAGAAGGTAAACCTGTTAGTATGAGAAGATTAGTTGATAAAGTTGAAACAGAATCTGGTTTCTTATTTAATGATGTTGCTGCTGAACTTGTATCTGAAGGATTGCTACCAGCTAAAGGTATTAATAATGCAGATTATAGATATGATATGAACAAGGGTGAGTTTACAGTCAAAGGATCTCCAGCCTTAGATGCTTTAAAAGCTGCTGGTAATTGGACTATTGAAAAATCTCTTGTTTTTCATAGACTTACAGAGAATTTTACTCGTAAGCATATGTTTAGAACAGCGTTTATAGATAAATATAATCAATATACTAGTCAAAAAGAATATATAGATACATTGCAGTATGCTGGCAAGACAGGATATGCTGCAGCTGAAGCTAAAGCTAAGGACTGGGCGTTAGAATTCGTTAATAGATATGCATTTGAGTATGCTATACATGCTAAACCAAAGGCAGCACGTGGTATACCAGCAGTTGATACTGTAGGTAATAAGGTTGTTACATCTAAAGTAGCTATGGGTGCAGCTGGACAACAGGTATTCCAATTATTACATTACCCTATGTCTTTAATGCAACAACAATCTAGGAATATAAGGGGTGGTGTTAATGCTATCAGAGTTGGACAGTGGGATGCATCTGAAGCTATGTATCTATATCGATATGCAGGTTTATTTGCAGCATTACAATTAGGATCTGTACTAACTAACCTTAATCTTAATGGTATAATGCCTAATGAAACATTAGAGAGAATTAAAAACATAGAAGATGATATCTTAGTTCCTTTAGATAAGAGTAAAAAGAGACAAGAAGAAACCTATGGTCTTTTAAGTGAAGTATCAGGGCCTACTGTAGGTACTATTAAATGGGGATTAATGGTATCAGGTGTTCTCAATACAGATAATTCTGCTTTAGCTAAGATTATATTAGGTAATGTTGATTTCACTAAAGAACCAGGCAACAGACTTAATTGGTATCAGTTAAATACTGAAGTTGGTAGATGGAAATCTAAATTACTCCCAGCATTTGAAGAAGGAAGAGGTTGGGATGCAGCTAGACATTACTTTAGGATGTATCCTGGAGAGCTACCATACCCTGGGTTTGATATAACTACAAGAGAAGCTAGGAAAGCAT